ATGCCGGCAGTACGTTACCGATTTCACTGCACCGATGGTCGCGAGGTTATCGTCGACCGGCGCGGTCGGTTTCTCCGCAACGTCGAGCTCATCTGGCTGCATGCCGAGCGCGTGGCGCACGAGCACATGGCAAGCGGCAATGGCAAGCTCGACTGGGCGGGCTGGATCGTCGACGTGCACGACCAGAAGGGCCGCCACGCCCTGACCCTGGCGTTCGCGGACGTGCGTCAATTTCAAGAGGCGGCGTGAGCCAGGGAGAGCGGACATGGCGATGAAGACGGCGTTCGTGGTGCAGCCGTTCGAGGTGCATCGGAAGCGGCTGCGGCTGGCCCGGCAGGAGCCTGCGCAGACCGAGAGCGGGGCGGTGAAGAAGGCCGAGAACTTGGCCAAGCGGATGCCGGGTGCGGCGGCCCTGAAGGTGGTGGCCGACGACGAGACCGGCGAGCTGGAGGGCGTCACGATCCTCGGCCAGTGGGGTGAGATCCCCGACGACTTCGCCGAAAGCTTGCAGGGTGGCTGATAGTCGGCGATGTCCGCGCCATCAAGGAGCCGGCTATGACGCATCCGAACACAGTTCACCGGCGCACGCCGCTGCCGGCTCATTCGCGTAACCCGCGCCGCGCCTACGACGGAGATGGGTTCGAGATCGCGCCGATGACGTTCCAGCAGGCGATGGACAAAGGGGTTCGGGCCGTTCGGGTGATCTGCGACTGCGGCCACGTCGATGAGACGCCGATCTACGTCGGGGCCTGGCCATCCACGAGCTTCGTGCCGGATGCCGGCATGACGCTTCGGTGCAGCGCCTGCGCGAAGCCGGATCCGCAGACGGTCCCGGCTTGGCCTGCGGCGCCGGATCAGGCGGCCTTGGACTTGGTCGCCAACTCCCAGACTGGCGGCCCCCAGGTCTGACCCGGCTTCGTCCGGTAGCCGGAGAAGCGGTCGAACACGATCCGGTCTGGTTCCACGCCGACGACCTTGCTGTCGTTGACCATCAGGGCGCCGGCATATTCGACGCGCAGGAAGCCGTGCTCGGGATGCACGCCGAAGAGCTGCGGCGCGGTCCAGCCGAGCCGGTGCGCCTCGGCGCCGTGCTGGTCCAGGAATGCCAGCGCGTTCGCCCGCATCGCCGCCCACCGCGCCGGGGTCAGATACCGGCACGGCGAGGCGTGCTCGGACAGGCGTTCGATCTGGTCGTGCCAGGCGGCGACGTCGGGCGGGAGGTCGGTCAAGGCCGGACTGTCGGACATACTGGGTCTGTACGTTGTCGAGGGCTGCTACGCCAACGGGCGACCGCGTCTCGATCAACGTGACCTAGAAGGGGCACCCTCGACAGGCTGCGTTTCATCGACTTGCTGCAATCAGTAATCAACATGGGACTGAGCGGCTCAATTGCCGAAGCTATGCACAGCGGTTGCGCATCGAAACGGCAATTGTCCACAGCGCCGGGCCGAACTGGTGCTTATCGGTCGCGACCGGTGGATATCGTCCGCCGACGTCCCACCACTTGTCGACTTGAGGTTGGCGGGCGTGCACGCTGTGTGCCTCGAAACGAAAAAGACCGTCCCGACGCGAATCGAGAACGGTCTTTCGTGGAGAGGTCGGCCTAGGGCCAGGACCCAACCGCTGCAGCCAGATCAAGACTACGATCTGAGGAAGGTGTCCAGACCCTTCGGCCGTTTTTACACACGGTTTGGAGGGCGTCGTGCCGGCGATCAGATTGGGTCCGGGAGCTAATATCTCCCTCAAGAATGTTGCGATTTCCGGGTTCGACGTCGGCGTCGAAGGGGCAGTCGGCTCTTCAGTGAGCGGAAATAATGTCACGTTTCACAACGTTGCTCAGCCGTGGAACATGCCGAACGCCGGTCCAAGCAAACTGCGTGGCACCCGCATTCATGACGATCCAAAGTTGCGGCGCGGAATAAAAAGGGCAACACCTGGGCGACGGCGCCCAATAGGCTCGCCCCTGCCACTATTTTGCCCTTCGTGCAAACAAATCACCGCTTCTCAGAACTATGTATTCGGAGGTGTGTTCTGGGAATTGTGGGATAATGAAGAAGAATGCCCTGCGTGCCATAATCCCGGAGCGAAACTTGCCGAAGGGATCTTTGATTTAGCTAAGGAAGTTGCGCAGATTATCAGCGCCCCTGATGTCACGCACGCAATGCTGCAGGCCATTGCTGACGTCTCAGCACGTGTGCGCTCCGGCGAGCTTGGTCCGGAAGAAGCCATTGCAGACGTCGAGCGCACGAGCCCGGCACTCTCTAAGATCTGGAAAAGAGCGCTTGCCGTTGGTGGGTTCCTCTTCACCGCTATCGTCGGCCTCTCCAACGTAGGTTCGTACTATCTTGCCCAGAGCAGCAAAACGGATGATATCCTAAATGCAATTGAGAGCAGTCAGCGAAGATCCGATAAAGTATTAGAGAAGTTGCTTGAAGGCCTCCCATATGGCGGCGCTCAAGGTGTGGGTTCTAAAAAGGCCTCCGTGAAGAACCGCGCTCAGCAGCATTCCCATGGACCAGCCAAACGTCAAACCCCAACGGAAACGGGTTCGATAGAGCTCAAGTCGGAGCGCAAGCCAAAAGCGCGCGAACTGCGCCGCAAGGCGCAGCAAGAACGGCGTCGGATGTTCAGCAGGCCGGGACATGCAGCACCTTCGGGAGCGGATTGATAGCAAACGGGTGTTGCACGAAGAAATGCCGCCCAGCGGTGGCATCGGGTTAAACGACAAAAGGCGCCCCGGCCGAAGCCGGGGCGCCACGTCGACAGGATCGGCGCACAGGGCCCCGGGTTATTGCAAAACTCAGCGCCGCATCGGCGCCCGAGCGTCGCGCTCCAGCTCGTCGATCCGGCGTTGCATGCCTTGGATCGTGTCGCGTGGCGTGTTGAGGTCGTAGAGCCCCTGCCGGTTCTGGTCGGCCTGGCGCTGCAAATCCGCATCGCGGGCACGCTGGGCCGCCCACATCTGCTCGTGCTCGCCGCGCGGGACGATCTGCTTGGATGCCGCGTCGAGGTCGCGCTCGATCCGCTCCACCCGAGCGTCGGTCAGGCGCTGGAGATCGTCCCGACGCTGCGACACCACAGCGAAACGGGTGTCGAGGTCCTGGCGCGGCACGTAGGCCTCGGTGCGCGCCTCCACCTTGGCGATCGCGCCCTCGAGGCGGCCGTTATTCGAATTGACCCACGTGAAGAACATGCCGCCGGCGACCGTGCACACGGCGAGCATGATGTTCACCGGCGCCCAGTTGATCGAGCTGCGGGTCTTCAGGTCGCTCCGTATGTCCTGCATCACCGAGCGGATGTCGGAGACGGCCGTCTCCAGGATGCCGAGCCGCGTATCCGTGTCCCGCGGCTGCATCTGCTGGGTCTGCTGGAGTTGCTGCGTCATGATCCTGGCCCCCAAGGCCGGAGAGCGGCGCGCCGGTGTTCCGGTCGCGCGTTGTGTTAAGCGGACCGGTCTCTCGTGAGAGACAAACCGGCTTGCGTTCTGTGGGTGAGAAGCAAATGCCGGCCGTGAACCCCGTGAAACTTTCACGGGCTTGAGGGCCTACGGCGCGGATGTTTCCGGCGCCGGCGCGGGGTGCTTCATCGCGTCGGCGAGCGCGCGGTACCGGTCCGCGGCGTCGGCGAGCCCGGCTGCGTTGGCGTCGCCGTAGTCGAGGGCGCGGCGCGCGTAGAGCCGCGCATCCTCGCCCCGCTTCGGGACCGGTCGGGGTGCCGGCGCCGGCACGATGTCAGCGAGCGGGGGCAGCGTGCGGACGCCGGGCGCCGCGCTGGACAGCCCACGCGTTGTCCCGCAGGCGGCCGAGGTCAGCATCAGACAGCCCGCAAGCGCCCATCGGGCCGAGCGAGCGGAGAGCCTTCGCGTATTCGACATTGCGTTTCTCCGCCGCCGCCTGGGCGTTCGCGTTGCGGGCCTCGCCCGCCCGGGCAGCCTGTTCGGCGGCCCGGGCCGCGGCCGCGTCGACGCGCGCCTCGGCGGCGTCGCGGGCGAGGCGATTGATCTCGGCCTGCCGGTCGGCGGCGCGGTAGCCGGACGCATTGCCGATCAGAAAGGACAGCCCGGCACTGGGCAGCGAGCCCAACGCCAGACCGGAGAGCAGGGCGAAGGCCACGGCGCCGATGCCCAGCATGGCGGCCCCGCGCTCGGCGAGGCCCTTGATGCGATCCAGGAGGGCGTGCATGTCAGGCCGCCTCCGCCGCGGACGCGGGCGGTGCCGCGGCGGCTTCCGGAGCGGCGGGATCGTCGACCGCGACCGCGGGCAGGTCCTCGTCGGCGCTCACGTCCACCGCCAGGTTGGCGGAGCCCGCCTGCACCCGGTCGGCCACGGTATGCCCGTATTTCACGATGATGCCGGCGACGCCGGCGACGACCGCGAGGCCGCCGAGCACGTAGGGCATCCACGCGAACCAGTCGCGCATCACCTCGAGCTGCTGTCCGAGCTCGGACACGGGTGCGGCGACCGCGGAGGCCGAGGTCACGACCGTGGTCGAGGCCGTCGAGAGCAGCGGCCGGGAGATCGTCTCCGGCGACACCACCGCCTTGCGGTGTCCGCCGACCTGATCGACGGCCACCGGCGCGGGCCCGACGCTGCCCGAGGCCCAGCCCTGGCCGATCTTCTGCGCGTTGGCGATCCGGGCCGACCAGCCCTTGCCGTAGATCCGCCAGGTCTTCAGACCCCGCAGAGTGCCGAACCGGGCCGCGCAGTAGCGCGCGATCAGAGCATCGTTGTCCTCGTCCTGGCCGACGGCGTGCAGCGTGACGTCGCCGACCGCGCCGTCGACGGCGCCCGGGTAGCCGATGAGGCTGCGCTGGAGCCACCGGATCGACTGCCCGACGCCGCTGTTGACCGCGCCGTCGAAGACGACGAAGTCGACGCCGGCCGGCAGCTCGTCGCAGGCCGCCTTGTCCCAGTACAGCGCACGGTAGATCGCCTGGATCTGCGCGTCGGTCGCGGTCCAGACGTCCGCGTTCGGCAGGCCCTGGCGGCGCAGCCACGCGGTGTAGACGCGCTGCGTGACACCACGGGACGTCCGGCCGCCGGGATCTCGCGGATCGTCGACGTTGCCGCCTTCGTAGACACGCACGCGCGCATAGGCCCGTGCGAAACCGTCCTTCGCCATCGGTCAGGTCCTCAGAAGGGGATCGAGAGACGCAGGCGCAGCGGCGCGAGCTCGTCGAGCTCCAGGGTGCGCAGGCGGCCAGCGTCGTGGATGAGCAGGCCGTTCGGCGCGATCGGCGCCGCGGCCAGCAGGCTCGCGGTGCTCGGCCGGGGCGGCGGGTGCGGGACGCGCGGTCGGGCGGCGGCTGCCGCCGGCGCGGCGAGGGTCAGGAGGGCGGCGACCGCCACCGGGATCCGGGCCCTCATCAGCGCGCGTCAGCCACGAGGCGCCCGTTCGACAGGACCTCGACCCGCACGCGGGCGAGGCCGCACGCGCCTAGCGCCCGGCAGGAGCCGGTCGAGAGGTCGATCAGCCGGCCGAGCCGACGGTGTGGCCCGCGGTCGTTGACCCGGACGACGATGCTCCGGCCGGTCGCGAGATGCGTGACCCGCAGCCGCGTGTTGAACGGGACGTCCCAGATCGCCGCCGTACGGCCCATGGGCTGGAACCGCTCGCCGTTGGCCGTCAGCCCCTTCGGGTTGATGCGGAAGATCTCGCGGCCGTAGGTTGACGCGATGCCTTCCATGGCCCGGGCGTGGGCGGGCACGAGCAGCAGCACGCATGCGAGCGCGGCCCGGAGCGCGAGGCGCTGCAGGAGCATGGTAGATCTCCAAGGTGTCAGGATCGCGCGCGGCGCGTTAGGCACTCAGGCGCGGCGACCGCGTCGAGGGAGAGGACCTTGAGCGCACCCGCCCCAGCCAAGGATTGGTACAGCCCGTCCGAACTCGCCGCGCATTGCGGCTGCAGCGTCGACGAGATCGATGCGCTCGCCCGTCGCCATCACTGGCCGCGCGTGCACGGCGAGCACGGCGGTAAGATCGGCGTCGATCTCGACACCGTGCAGCGCGTGCTCGGCAGTTCGCCCGCAAGCGTACACGGCAGCGTATCGGACTGACCTCGTCGCTCCTGCGACGCCACCGCGTCGACCCGCGTATCAGCTCGCCGGCCCCAGACCCGCGAACGCCGCATCGACCTGGGCGAGCGTGGTGATCGTGGGTGGGCTGGCGTGGAGCGCGGCGTCGACGTCGTCCTCCGCCTTGAAGCAGGCCTGGACGTGCGCCCCGACCGCGAGCCCAACCGCCTTGATCTGCTCGGCCGTGAGCGTCACGAACCCGGCCGGCGACTTGTACGACACCGATGCCGCGCCCGAGTTGACCACGTAGCTCAAGGCGTTGGCGATCATGGTCTGGCTGCCGCGGTCGGTGGCGACGGGAGCGCCGTTCACCACGATACCGCCGGTCTCGACCTCATAGCGCTTGGCGGCGGCGTAGGCGACGAGGTCGATCACGCCGTCGGGGACCGGCTTGCCGACGAGTTCGCCCTCGCCGAGCGGGCCGGAATACGGGAGGACGGTCACGTCCTCCCCGTAGGCCGAGGTTGGCGTGTCGGCGCCGTCGGCGTGCGTGGCGACCACGTACAGGGCGGGCTCGCCCATGACGGTGACAAGCTTGCCGTCCACGGTCTCCTGGCCGAGGATGGGCGCGACCGTCTTGCAATAGAGCTGCATGTCGGGATCCTCAGACCAAGGTGGCGTTGCTGTTGCCGACCGAGCCGACCGTCGGGCTCGCGGCCGCGGTGGCGCCGGTCGCCGTGCCGCCTGGGCGGCTGAGGAAGGCGCCGTTCAGGGCGAAGTACCCGTAGGTGCCGTTGCCGGGCCCGGTCGTGTTCGAGGCGTCGACGTAGGAGCCGCCGTTGCTGGATACGAAGCCGGCCCCGCCGTTGGCCCCGGACTGCGAACCTGCCACGCGCGCGACCGAGGCGCCGTTGGCGGTCAGGCCGTTGCCGACGTTGCCGTAGAACACCGCGGTCGCGGGGACGGACAGCGCGGCGCAGTCGGAGAGGTAGGCGCCGTCGCCGCCGTTGGCGCGGCTGTAGATCGTGCCGGAGCCGCCGTCGAAGTTCTTGACCTGGGCACCCGCGGCCTGAATACCAGAGCCACCGTTGCCTGCGGTGATGAGAGTGGAACCGGAAGCGAGAGCGATCTGGCCGCCAAGAGCAGCGCCCGCGCCAGTCCCTGCGTTGCCGAACGCGTAAACGATGCCGTTCAGCGCGCAGTACGACGAGCCGATATTCAGGCCCGCGCCACCCGCCCCGGCGAAAGCCGAGCGCGTGATCGAGAGATTGCCCGAGATCCACGAAAAGGCGGTTGAGCCACCGGTCCCGTCGGACGAGACGAGGATGTCCTGGAAGTTGCCGAGGAAGCCGGAGCCGGAGAGCGAAGCACCACCCTGCAGCACGATCTCTGTGGCGTAGACGGCTCGGAGCGTGGTGAGATTGCTGGTCTTGTCGTTGCCGCGCGCGGTCGAGGTGTTGCCCGTGTAGGCGAGTGCGGTCGCCGCAGTCTGGGCGGCTCTCAGCGTCCCGCCCTTGATCGTCACCCGTGCGCCATCCGGGTGATAGAGCGAAACACTCGTATTGTAGACGTGCTGCAGCGCGTTGCCCGCGCCGGCGTTGCCCGCGAGTTGGAAGGTCACCGAGCCCAGCAGGGTGATGCGGTAGCTCGACAGCCACTGGTAGGCGGCGTTGAGGTCCGCGAAATCCGGGCTCGTGCCGCCGACCGTCTTGGTGATCGCGCTCGTGATGTAGGTGGCGCCGATCAGCTCGGAGGACGTCACGCCGACCATGCGGTAGGCGCCGCCGACGTAGCGGAACCGGACCGGGACACCGGACGGGACATCGCCCGAGAGGAGCGGCAGGCCGTTGCGGTTGACGAGGTTGAGCTTGCCCGGCGGCAGGCCGAACCCGGTCAGGATCACCGTCATCGCGCCGGTGTTCGGCTGGGCGAGGATGCCCGAAAACTCCATCCCGATCAGGATCTGCGGCCAAGTCACACCGCTGGGCAGCGCCGCCACGAGGTCGTTGACGGTCGCCGGCTGACCCAGCGTGCCAAGCCACGCGCCGCGCGAGATCGCCTGGGCGAGCTGCTGGGTGTCCGAGCCATCGGCGCTGTCGGACAGGCCGCCTGCGCGCTGCGCGGCCAGGATCTCGGCCTGCGGGTCGACGAACAGGCCGAACGGCGGGTACGACCCGTTCGCGCCGGTGGCGGGGTTGCCGTTCACCCACGACAGGTTCGCGTTCTCGATGCCCGTCACCGGGTCGAGCGGGTAATGCTGGCGCAAGGGAGTGCTCCGGGAAGGCCGGGGATCAGGAGCCGGTCGTGACCACGCGCAGGATCGGGTCGGCCCCGAAGCGCGAGCTGCCGGTGTTGAAGCGCTGGACGCTCACCGTGGGGGCGGCGTCGTGGTAGTCGAACAGCACGATCGTGTGGGCGGGCTTGAGCCGCCCGAAGATGCACTCCAGATCCTCGGCCTTGCGGATCTCGAGGATGGCATCGCGCCCGAACGAGGACGCGCCGAACTGGAAGCGGGTGGTGCGCCCGCCGTTGACGCGCACGGTCCAGAAGAAGCGCACCCAGGGCGGCGCGATCTGACCGTGCGAGCCGCCGAAGGCCGTGAGCCCGAACTGGAACGGGACGTACTCGGTGATCGTGACGCGGTAGCCGAGCGAGGCCGCGATCCCGAGGAAGAAGGCGCGGGACTGGCCGCCCTGCATGGCGATCTTCTGGGCCAGCGCCTGGCGGCGCTCGGGCAGCGACTGCACCACCGGGATGCACGGGTCGGGCAGGCCGTAGGCCCGCTCCCAGTCCGCGAGCAGCTCGTAGGTGAACCGCGGGTCGGTCTCGATCTGAAGAAGGTCGGCCGCGCGCGGGTCGACCACCGCGCCCCAGATCTCGGCCTGGCCGCGGACCAGTTGCATCAGGGTCGAGTCGGGATCGCGCGACCACGCCTCGCCCGTGGGCAGCAGGCGCGCGAAGGCTTGCGCGTAGTCCTCGCCGTCGCGCCGGATGAAGGCGTCGTCGCTCACGAGTAGGCCACTCCGCCGCCGTAGCTCGGGTTGAGCGAGGCGAGCGACCCGGGATTGGCCATCACGAAATCACCGGTCGCGAGGTCGAAGGTGACGTCGGGCAGCGCCTCGGAGATCGCCTCCGAGATCCAGCAGGCAAAGATCGTCTGTCCCGGGGCCGCGCGGTCGAGGAGCATCGCCTGGAGCGCGGCGGCGATCGCCAGCCGGTTCGAGGGCGTATCGCTCGACAGGCTCAGGACGCGCGGGACGATCCCCTGCGGGATCGGCGCCGGCACGAACAGGTCGGCGACCGTGACGGGCCGGACGGTGTCGAGGTAGGCGCGCACGAGCGCGCAGTCGTCGGTCGTCGGCAGGCCGTCGCTCGAGGATCGCAGCACGTCGCAGGCGAAGCGCACCGTGACGGTGCCGGGGCCCATCTCGCAGGGCGCGACCCACACGCGGGTGACGCCGGGCAGGGACAGCGCCCACTGCTGGTAATCCCCGGCGGCGCCGCCCATCGGCGGGTTGCGGATCCGCAGCAGGATGCGCGCGCGCAGGTCCTCGTCGCCCTCGACGTCCGCGCCGCCCTCGATCAGGGTCGCGGCCGCCTGGGCGTCGACGTTGGAGACCGCCACCGACAGGTCGAGGATCGTGCCCGCGTCGCGGTTGCCGATCGCGCCGGCGGTCAGGCACGTGACTGCCACCGAGGTGGCCAGCGCCGAGAGGTAGACGTCGGCCGCGGTCTGGTACTGGACGCCGTCGGAGGTGGCGAGGATCGAGCCGGCCGGCAGGAGCGTGCCCTGCACGCCGGTGACCGAAATGGTGCCCGAGGCGAAGGTCGCGGCCTTGCGCCCGCCGAACAGGATGTTCGCCCAGCGATCGAGCCAACCCTTCTCGGCCATATCCGGCAGGAAGTTCTTGGCGAGCCACTGGAGGTATTTCAGGTTCAGGAACGCGCCGCCGGCGTTCATGTCCGAGAGGACGCGCAGCGCGCTGTTCGGGACCGAGGCGTCGGCGCCCTCCAGGAAGGCCGCGAGATTGTCGCGGTTGGTCCGGCGGACCGTAGGCAGGTCCGGCAGGGCGAAGGGCATGGGGCGTCCTCTCGCGCGCCGCGGGCTGCGGCGTTCGGCGGGTCGGCTCGGGCGGTGGCGGTGGTGGGCTGCGGGTCAGCCGGTCGGCGCGGAGACGGCGATCCCGCGCCAAAGGTCGGAAAATCTCAGATCGAGCAGCAGCTCGTCGCCGCGGACCATCACGATGCGGGCCTCGATCCGCTCGATCCCGGCGCGCACCACGGTGACGTCGAGGCGGGTGGCGATCTTCCGGTCCAGAAACGGCTGGAGCGCTTCGCGGATGTAGTCCTCGACCTGGACCGTGGTGGCGCCCTTGCGGGCGGCCGCGCCGGTGATCGCGGTCCGGGACAGCAGCCAGAGTTTCGAGCCAATCGGCCAGCCGTCCCAGATCTCTTCGGCGTCAACGTCGCCCCACCAGCCGCGGCGGTCGGTGTCGCGCGAGTCCGGCAGTTCGTCGTCCGGGCCCGCGAGCGCATCGGTCATCAGCGCGATGACGACGGCGGTGGCGAGCTCGTCCGACTGGTCGAGCTGGCCCGCCGGCGTGAGCAGCAGATCGAGGTCGACCGCCTGGAAGGGCTGACCGGGGGCAGTGCCCTTCGGCGCGATCCGGACGTCGGTCACGCGCGGCCCTCGCCGCGAGCGAGGACGAGGCGCTCATGATCGAGAGCGTACTCGCCGCAACCGTCCGTCCCGAGCACGCCCGGCCACACACCCCGCGCGCCGTCTTCCGCGGCCGGGCGCGGCGCACGGATGCGGCAGGCGCCGTAGGTGGCGGGATGGGGGTTGAGCGCGAAGAAGCGGCAGCTCGCGCACGAGGGCGCGGGCCGAGCGATCATGCGGGCCATGTCGAGATCTCGTGTTCGAGGGTCGGCGGATCAGCCCGGGCCGCCGAAGCGCATCGAGCTCGTCTGGCCCTGCGTCAGCCGCTGCTGCGGCGCGAGGAAGTTCAGCCCGGGCCCGGCCTGGTCGAGCAGTCCCTGCAGGGTGGAGCGCAGCTGCGCGACCTGGCTGATGATCGGGTTGGCGCTGGTCAGGGCGTCGATCTGGCCTTGGAGGTCGGCGGCCTTGGCGGCGATCGCCGCGGCCGGGCCACCGCTGGCGTTGAGGGCCGCCAATTCGTCGACCAGATCGTCGACTGCGCCGATGACCGGGTTCGACGCGATCAGGTTCGCGATCTGCGCCTGAGCTGCCGCAATGATGCCCTCGATGCCACCCGACAGGACGCTCGCCGCGTTCATGATCCTGCTTGGGTCGAGAAACCCGAGCAGCGCGTCCTTCAGCGCGTTCTGGAAGTAGGCCTGCAGCTGACCCGAGGCCAACGCCTTCATCGCGTCGAGGCCCGCCGGCGAGCCGCTGAGCGCGTTCGTGACCTGGGTGGCGAGGTTCACCGGTACGAGGGTCGGCAGCACGCCCTCGATGTTGTTCCGGAGCTTCGACACGACGTCGAACAGGGCGTGGTGCGAGTCCTTGATCTGGCTGAGGTCGGCGCGCAGGCCTTTCAGCTGCTCGTTGAGCTCGAAATTGGCCGTGGCCGGCTTAACGGCGCGACCCGAGCCATCGTCGCCACCCGTGATGGTAACCTTCTTGCCGGTGGCGTTGATGCCGGCCCGGGTCAGGTGGGTGTGCTGGCCCTGATCGTCGTGGTGCGAGCTCTCGCCGGGCTTGAGGTTCTTCGGGCGATGGCGGCGGTCCCCGATGCCGATGACGACCGGGTGATCCAGGCTGCCGCCGAGATACGAGACCAGGACCTCGGCCTGCCGCTGCTCCTGATCGTCGGGCTTCAGCGGGACGCTGGTGAACCCGTACGGATGCCAGTGCTCGACGTTGGTGAGCATCCGGCCGAACCGGGCCCGGATCGTCACCTCCTGCATCTTGGTCGAGTCGTCGACCGCGACGAGGGTCCCGCGGCCGACGCCGAGATAGGTACGCCGCGCGGCGTCGTCCGCATCCGAGCGCAGCGTCGTCATGTCGAGGCCTCGGGCTGGGCCGGCGTCGGGTTGGCGCCGAAGAACCCGTCCGACGTGGTCGCGTCCGGGTGCTGGACGTTCCAGGCGGCCTTGTTGCGCAGATCGACCGAGGCCGTGGTCTGCCCTTCCGGCGTCTGGGCGTAGGTGTAGCCCCACGCCTTTAGATCGAGCTTGCCGTCCTCGGTCGGGAACAGCATCGGCGATTTCACGGTGACGAATTCGGACAGGTCCCAGAGCTTGCCGGCCGGATTGAGCCAACCCTGGTAGGCGAGGCTCACCTGCAGGCGGGACGCCTCGATCGCCTGCGCCTCCATATTGGTGCGCAGCTGCAGCTCTTTCTGCGAGAGCGGCATCTCGGCGAGAACGTTGCGGCTCAGGCCCGGGAGGCCATCCGAGAGCTTGGACTGCGCGGAGATCTCCGCGGCCTTGCGCCCGAACAGGCTGTCGGAACCCGGCTGCTGCGCGTTGCCCTTGATCGCCTCAGCGAGCGGCATCGTGATCGTGCAGCTCGCCGAGAGGATGTTGCGGCCCTCGGTGAAGACGAGGCCGCCGCCGTTGCTGTCCGACTTCGAGCCGGCGACGAGGTCGCCGTTCGCTTCCGCCCACAACCACAGCCCGCGCTGCCGGCACAGCCGCGAGATCGCGTCGAACGGCGTCTCACCATCGTGGATCACGACGTTCGGGAACGCCGTATCCCAGCCGTTCGGACCGTTCTGGACCTTGAACTTGAGCCCGTGGGGCTTCAGCAGGCGGTTGGCGATCGCGTCGATCGGGTAGCCGCGGAACTGTCCAGTGCCGCCGTCGGCCGACACCTTCGTCAGCGGCCCGGCCTTGCTGTAGCCGGAGATCTGAACACCGTGGCGGTTGGCGTCGTAGGCGGCCTGCCGGGTCTCGATGAAGCCGCCCTCGATGACGACATAGCCCGCCATCGCGATGTCGACGCGGTCGCCCGGCTTGAGGCGCTGGATGACCTTGTCGCTCGGCTCCGCGCAGGTGAGCCGGAAGGTGCGCATCCACCGGCTCTCAATGTCCTGCGCGACCTGGACGGTCAGCCAGTCGCGATAGGTGCCGCCGGTGGTGCGGACCTCGCAGTAGAGATCGGGGCTGGGCAAGGGTGCCTCGGTATCGGTCAGGCGGACAGCGCGCGGCCCGAGGGCGGCATGAACAGCGGGTGGACCGTGTCGCGGTTCTCGGCCAGCAGTTCTTCAGAGCGCCCCGCGTCGCCGTAGAGGCGGTTGGCGAGCGCCAGGAGCGGCATGCGCGTGCCGAAGCCGTACGACACGATCCGCGGCAGCGGCCGCGCCCGGGCGGTGAGATCGCGCACGACGTCGCCGTGCGAGGCGAGGAGCGCGCGCCAGACCACGTTGTTGAACTGGGCGGCGGCAAAGTCCTCGGCCGGGATGAACGCCGCGTTGACCCGAGCCAGCGCCGCGTCGATGTCCTGGCGGCTCGTGAACGTCGTGGCCGCCAGGATCCGGGCGATCTCGGCGAGCGCGAGCCGGACCGCGGTCTGCGCCACGCGCTGCACCGGCAGGTCCGAGGCCGTGACGGCCTGCGCCTCCTGCCGGACCCGATCCATGCCCGCGAAGGTGGCGCCAGCGGTGGTCGCCGCCCGGAAGCACGCCAGCAACGGCACACCGAACGTCCCGGCCTGGACCCGATCGACCGCGTCGGCCGCCAGCGCGCCGCACAGCTGCCGGAGCGTCGCCCCATCCTGGCTCGCGGCGTCGACGCCGGAGGCGAGCAGCGCGTCGAGCACGGCCTTCAGCGCCGCGACGGCGACGCGGCGCTGGGCGAAGGTCATGCGGTCCTAGCTCCAGTCGTCGTCGGTCCCGGCCGACAGCACCGACGCGTCGGCGAGTTGCGCCGCGGAGGCGGTCGAAGCCGCCTGCGTGTTCTCGCCGAACCGCCCTCCGCTGCCGCCGCTGGCGTCGACGAAGGCCATCTCGAAGTAGGCGATGCCGCCCTCTTCCTTGCGCTCGGCGCGCGGGCCGAACTCGCAGCGCATGAACATGCGCCCGAGGGTCGGCAGGATCAGCGTGCCGCCGCCCTCGCGGTTGAGGGCCGCCTCCAGCGCGTCGGCCTGCAGGTCGTAATCGTCGCCGATGACGTAGCCGGAGACCGCGACCCGGGTGACGCGCTTGCCCAGGTCCTCGTCGAGCGATCGGTCGCCCTTCGCGAACTCGTAGGTGAAGCCGCGTCGGCCGTTGGTCCGGGAGTTGGCCGCGAGCTTGAACGCGACGCCCCGGAACGAGGCGGGGCGGAGATCGTCACGCCAGGACATGGGGAGCGCTCGATCTTCGCGGTTCGGGTGGCGCAGGCCCGATCAGGCCTGCGCCATGCTCATCTGCGACTTGCCGTGGGAGACCTTCGTCTCTCCGAACAGGTCGCTCATGTCGGCCTTCACCTTGGTCCCGGGCGGCCCGTCGACCTTGATGTGCAGGGAGCCCTTGCCGCCCGCCTGCGATCCGCCCGGCATCTGCATCGCCTGTCCGGCGCTGACCGCGCCCTTGCCGAAGAAGCGGTCCATCAGCGCGTCGCCGACCTTCTCCTTTGGCGCGGGTGCGTCGGCCTTTACGCTCCGCGCGCGCAGCGCGATGCCGAGATCGCGGGTCGCGCGCCGATCGTCCTCCTCGGAGTAGAAAGGCTTCTCGGCCTGCCGACGCTCGTCGGCGGGATCGGCCAGGACCTCCGGCCGACGCGCCGCGGACTTGGCCGCCTCGCGCCGACGGTCGGCCTCCTCCATCGTGACGCCGGGCGCGTCCTTCATGGAGTTGGGCTTCAGCACCCGCGGGGCGCCGTTGGGGAACAGGTCGGGATCGCCAGACGACGGCGTCAGGGGGCCGGATTTGTCCGCGAGGGGGCCGGCCTTACCGGGGGCGATGCTGGCGCTCGGTTCGTCGGGGCCGGCGCGCAAAGCGTTCCGGACGGCGCCGGAGCGCCGGTTGATGACCGCCGGCGACTCGAACTCCTTGGTGATCGCGTTGGTGTCGGCCTCGACGTCGCCGGTTCCCCGGCCCATCAGGATCGCCTTGGTGCGCGGGTATTTCCCGGACATGGCCTGGTGGACCATCTCGCGCATCTGGCCTTCGGCCGAGTTGCGCGCGTAGCCGTTCGCCTCCAGCCACCGCACCATGTCGCTGCGGCGCGCGCCGCGATAGGTGCCCCAGCCCTTCGGGTCCCGGGCGCCGTAGATGCCGTACCCAGTCCCGCCATCGTGGATCTTGTTGGGGTCGAGGCCCGACTCCATGTGGGCCTGCCCGACGAGATGGGCCGCCGCCTGACGCAGCTGGCCCTCGGGTACGCCCTCGCGACGGAGCTGGTCCATCGCGTAGCGCATCATCTCGCCGGTGCGGGCGGCCCGCGGGTTGCCCCGGCCGGATCCACGGGGCGTGTCGACCTCTCGGCCGCTGCCGCTCGGCGATCCGCCGCCAGAGCCGGATCCGCCACCGAAGCCAGAGCCACCACCGGAGCCAGACCCGCCACCGGAGAGCGAGCGCGATCCGCTGCCGGCCCCGCCATTCCCACCGCCGTCGCCGCCACCGCCAGGAGTGCCATAGGACGGGATCGCCGCACCCCCGGACGAGCCGAAGCCGCCCCAGGCCGCCTTCTGGATCAGCGAGCCGCCGCCGGTATTGCCGCCGCTGAAGCTCTGCTGCTGGACGGTCGGGGTCCCCGAGCCGTTCTCGCGCAGGCGCCGCAGCTCCTCGGTCAAGCGCCTGATCTCGTCCGCGAGTTCTTTCTCGCGACCCGGATCCTTCGTGAGGCGTCGGTTCTGATAGTAGTCCAGTTCCGCTTTGGTCGATCCGAGCTTGTCCTCGACGGCTGTGGCCGCCGGCGCGGCCCGCCGCTTCTCCAGCCGACCGATTTCCTGATCCAGGCTGTCGCGCTGCCGCTCAAAGTACCAGCCCGTGCCGTAGGGTGCAGCCTTCACCGCGTTGTCGGCGCTCTGCCGGCTCTCTCTAAGCCGCTTCAGCTGCTCGCCCTCTGGATCCGAGGCCGCCGCGTCCATCTGATCGAGCGCGCCGGCGACGTTCTTGAGGACGGGACCGAGCACCTTGAGCTTCGCCTTCTCGGCTGCGCGGCCGATCCGGCTGAAATGCTCCTCGAAGCGTCGCGCAGCCTCCTCGGTCTCCTTGTCGAGGGTGCCGATGTCGGCCTGCGTTTGCTTGAGCGCGTCGCTGATTTTGCCCGTGATGCTCCGGGAGATCGTCGCCATGTCCGGCGTGCCAAAGATCAGCGTGGAGACACGCGCCGCCTTCATGGAGTCGGGGATGTTCTGAAGCGCCTTCATCGCCGTCTCGACGGCGGCCTCCATGGTCGGCGCATTAACCAGCTCCTCGGCGAGATGGCCGAGGTTCATGTTCTTGAGCTCGCCGTAGACCTGCCCCCAGCGCTGGCGCAGGTCGACCATGTTGGTCGCGAACTGTCCGATCGCGCCGCGCATCGCGTCGGCCGACACGCCAAACTTCTCACCGAGCGAGCCCAGCGTGCGCAGCTGGTCGACCGTCATCCCGATCTGCCGGCCCATCTGGCTCAGATCGCGGGTCTGGCCGGAGAAGCTCTTGACCGCCGTGACCATGCCGGCGATCGACATGGCCGCGCCGAAGCTGCCCACGCCCACGGCCGACAGGATCGGATCGAAGCCGCGCAGCACGCCCTGGAACTTCGAGACCTCGCCGCGGACGCCCTCCCAGTCCTTCTTCCAGGTCGCGCCCTGTTTCGCCGTCTCCTCGCCGACGTGCTTCAGGCCCTTTTCGAGCTTGGACAGCGGACCGGTGAACTGATCCTCGACGGTGGCGACGATCTTGAGCTTGTCGTCAGCCATCCTCGTCCTCGCGCGGAGCGGGGCGCGGCATCAGCGCCAGGGTGCGGGCCATCAGGCAGCCTACGATCGCCGGCGGCATGGCGCCGGGCGGATCGCGGAACGGCCACGTGTGGTAGGCGAGGCCTAGACGGAGGCAGTCGTCGACGGCATCGGCGGCAGGGCCGCCCACACGAAAAAACGGCTGAGGATGGTCCCCAGCTGCAGGATGTCACGGGCGCCGATCTTCATCAGCACCGGGGGCGGCGTCGCCGAGAGGCTGGCGACCAGCGGGAAGAACTGGTCGGCCGACAGCCCTTCCAGCAGGCCGAACTTGAGGACCTCCTCGCCGGTGGGCTCGCGCAGGATCAGCACCTGCAACGTGTCCTGGCCGACGACGATGGGCTTGGCGAGCGGATGCTCCAATGGCCAGCTGATCTCGCGCGGGTCGCGGGCGGGGGTAGCGGCATCGGTCATCGTCGCGCTCACAGCTCGTCGCAGGAGAGGCCGCGCCACTCGACGGCAACCTTGCCGTCTGCGGTGCCGATCTCGTGCGCTCCGCCCGACCATGCGCCGGACAGGACGTAGCTCTTGCCGTTCGCGAGCTGGGCCACGACGGTAATGTCCGTCATCGCGTCGAGCTCGGCGACGCTCAATCCATCGGTGGTCGACAGCTCGGCCTTGATGAAGGGTACGAGCTGCGTCTCGATGAAGCCGTGCGGTCCGTCCTGCCCGGCCACGGCCTCGCGCTTGATCCGCGAGGGCGAGACGATCAGACCGCCGCGCAGGTCGTACATCCGGCCGGCCGCCGTCAGGTAGGCGGTACCGGCAAACCTCTGACCCATGGTCGGGCCTCCAAAGAAAAACCCGCCACGAGGGGCGGGTCATGTTGCGGACGGGGTGGAGGGCCGATCAGGTGCCGGAGGCGCTGAGCGGGAACTGGAGCCGGAAGGACGCCTTGATGTTGAGACGGCGCAGCTGGTTCACGAGATCCGGGGGATCCACGATCTCCATCGTGTTCGCCTCGGTGTTCGAGCGCGCCACGGACAAGTTCGCGATGTACAGCGCCGCGTTCTCGACGAGGCCGTCGGTCTCCATGTCCCGGTACTCCGAGACCAGCTCGGCCTTGACCATCAGCGGCGTGACGATCGGCTTGCCGGCGCCGAACTTCGTCCCGTCGTTGGCGAGCGAGCAGCGCGGGTACTTGTTGGTGATCGCCTGCCGCAGACGCGTGTAGCGCTCGTCGAGGGTGGCGAGCGTCGTCACCAGCTCGTAGGCGTTGTCGGCCTGGCCGTAGGCGTTCTTCTGGTAGGTCGTCTGCTCACGCAGGATGATCGGCTGATTGGTGTTGCCGCCGTAGACGTCCGTGCCCTGGATCGCGATGCCGACCTGCGCCAGCGAGTTCAGCTGCGCCTTGTTCCAACGGTAGTCCGCCGGCGCCGGCAGGACGCCGATCAGCGGCAGCGTCTGGAGGGGCTGCGCCGCGTAGGCATTGATCGAGAACGCCGCTGCGGCGGTGTAGGCGGCGGTCCACTCCCAGCCCGGGGACGGGCTCAGCGGCTCGAAGCCCATCGTGGAGATCAGCGCCGAGTTGTTCGACTGCCCCCACAGGAAGGTGTCGGCGTAGGTGCCGCGCCGCGCCGAGAAGATCTGGCCGTAGCTCTGCCGGTACGGGCCCCAGCGTCCGGAGTCGGTGAAGCCGTACTCCTGGTCCCACACCGCGTACGAGCCGGTGTCGTGGAACGGCAGGCCGACGAACTTGAACGGCCGGTCGAGCAGCGCGGCGATCGCGGCGGTGAAGTCCGGCGTGCCGGTGCCGTTGGCGAGCAGGTTGCCGGTCGGGTAGGTCAGCGCGAGACCGGCGGGCAGCTGCTCACCGCCGTACGTGCCGAGGTAGCTGTCGAGCACGGTGATGCCGTTGCCGGTCAGCCCCTTCCACTTGCAGGTCAGGGTGACGACGGCGCCCGCCACGGTCGCGGTGACCGGCAGGTCCGGGGTCGCGTTGATCGCGGCCGCGATCTTGGTGGCCACCGTCGCGGTCGTGTCCGCCGAGACGATCGCCACCTGCAGCTTCTGGCCGGCGACGTAGAGCGCGAGCGTGCCCGCGACCGTCGGGGCGGCGGCGACCGTGATCGTGCCGTTGGCCGCGACGCCGGCAGCCGGCTCCGGCACGGGCAGGCAGATGATCGGCACGCTGGTGACGCCCTTGAAGGCGGTCTTGAACATGCGCGCGAGCATGGACCCGGCGCCGAACTGCGCGTCGGCGTCGTTGTTCGTGCCGGTGGCGATCGCGACGTTCGGCTTGGCGGTGCCGGCGGCGATCGCGTGCCCCACGAGCAGGATCCACTTCGGCGCGACCGGCGTGCCGGCCTGCGAGGGATCCATCTGAACGTTGGGGCCCGGAAGCTTGTAGTTGTCCGGGATCGTGGTGTTGCCCATCGCGGCTTAGCCCTGGTGCTCGGTGGCGGCGGGAGCGCCGGCAGGCGCGGCGGAGGGCGCGGCGGACGCGCCGGTGTCGTGCAGGTCCTCCAGGAGGCGGATGGTGCCGTCCCGGGCGAGCGCGAACGTGAACTGGTCGGCTGGCCAGCGGGCGGTGCCGTCCGCCTCGAAGCCGGTCTGCGACGGGAAGTGCTTGAGCACGCGGAAGCGCGCCTCGGTCGCCTCGACGGCGACCGTGGTTTCACCGGCCATGGCTGTGTCCTTCGGGAAGGGAGCGGCGCGGGCCGGCTCAGGTCGTGGGGATGTCGATCTTGAGCCCGATCGGGGGCGTGCCCGGGCCGGCACCGGCCGGGCGGGCCGTGATGACGACGTGCTCGAGCACGTCCGGGATCACCGGCTCGTAGTCCGTGCGCGACAAGAAGCTGATCTCCAGCCGGCCTTCGGCGAGGTACGTCTCCCCGTCCTGCGGGAAGACGCGGCCGCGGCGGACCTTGCTCACCGCCTCGAACAGCGGGTAGCGCTCCGGATCGTCCTCGGCCTTGCCCGGGTCGACGCCGCGCACGAATGTCGGGTCGGTCAGGAGATGCGATCGGATCCGGTCGACGATGTCGTCGAGATCGGCGTCGAGCTGCTCGGGCGGCTGGTGGCCGATCAGCACCGAGATGCCGATCGTCACCTCGCTGATGAAGCGCGGCGGTCCGGTGTTGGCCTCGTCTTCCGGCGTCTCCAGCTCGTCGACGAGGATGACCAGGAGCGCGGGCAGGTTGTTCGGCTGGATCTGCGGCCGCGGCTGCTTTCGGATGATCTTGACCGGCAGCCAGGCCTGACCCGTGAGGCGCGCGACGATCGCGTCGCGGATCTGCGTCGAGGGCGACGGCATCACTCCTCCGGCGGCTGTCCGCGTTTCAGGGTCAGGGTGGCGCCGCCCTGGCCGTCCGGATCGATGTCGTCGATCCAGAGCGTGCCCTCGTCCGGGTAGAAGCCGGCGGCGGGGATCTGCACGAGGGCGAACTGCTCCGGCTCGTATTTCCAGTCGGAGAGCCGGATCCCGAGTGTCAGCACCGTGGTGTTCAGGCTCTGGTCGCCCTCGAGCGCGATGCTGATGTTCTTCACCGTCCAGACGCCAGTAGCGTCGAACGGCAGGCGGGCCGGCGAGGAGGCCAGCGGAGTCACCGTGACCGGGCGCCCGAACGCGGTGATGCCGGGCCCAAGCGCCAGGGCCGCAAAGTCGATCACGCGGCGACCGGCTTCGCGGTGGTCTTGCCGGCGGGCTTGGCGTCGGCGGCCGGCTCCTCGTCCGGGATCTCATCCAGGACCTCGCCGCCGAAGCGGGCGATGATCCGATCGGCCTCGGCGGCGTCGAGGGTCACCTCCTCGCCGGCCTTCCTGTGCGCGATCCCGCGCGAGGCGGGCACGAGCACGGTGCCGGCGGCATCGCGCACCTCGGCGACGTCGTGGTCCGGATCCTCGACGCCGAGGGCGATCTTGGTGACGATGGTCTTCTTCGGCATGGACGCCGGGCCTCACCTCAGCGGGAGCGAGAGGCGCCGCTGGAGCGGCGCCGACGGGATCAGCGGACGGTCGCGCAGAAGGTGGCGTCGACCCAGCCCAGGACCGGCAGCGGCGCCGACTGGGTCATGAGGTACTCCGCGGAGGGATCCTCGCTGATCCAATTCTTCGGGAAGCGCGGCATGGCGCGCAGCGCGCGCACATCCTGGATGGCGCCGTAGAGGCGGGTGCCCTGCGCTCCGACCGGATCCAGCATCATGCAGGTGTAGTCCGGCATGAACTGGGTGACGTTGCCGGCGTCGTCCGTGAAGTACTGCTGGTAGACCCAGAACTCGAACTCGCCGGTGTCGCCGAGGTACTTCGCCTCGCGGCCGACGCCGCCGACCACGACGCCGCCGAGATCGACGTTGCCCTTGGTCTGGCGGAACGAGTTCATGATCTGCTGGATGCCGGGCGACTTCACCAGCAGGTTGCCGGCGAGCGGATCCAGCACCACCACGCTCGGGTGGAAGCCCGAGTTCTTCTGCACCGTGGCAGCCGACGTGCGCAGGAAGTCCAGCGCGTCGACGCCGGTCTCACCCCAGCGCGCGCCGCCGGTCAGCGCGACGGTGTGGTTCGGGTTGCGCTGCAGATCGACCGCGGTGCGCTGCGGGTAGTTCGGACCGGAGAGGACCAGGCCGCCGGTCTGCACCAGCTGGCAGGCCATCAGCTCCTCGCGGCGGGTGATCTGGTCGTCCTGGATCTTGAGCGTGTCCATGACGATCATGGCGCGGCGCTCCTCGGGCGAGAACTCGCCGAGCAGGCGCTCGCCGGGCCGGCGCCGCAGCATGCGGTTCGGCTCGATCACGTGCTTGGGCTTCACGTAGCCGGGGACGAGGCTCGCGGCGTTGAAGCCGCGCAGGCGCTCGGGCTGGCCGACGTCGCCGGGATGGACCAGGGGGGCGAGGCGACGGGCGCGCTCGACCTTGTCGAAGTAGACCTCCTCCGTCTCGAACTGCTGCTCCATGCCGAACGCGAGGTTCCACAGGAACGGGTTCGGCCGGTCGATGACGCCGTAGGCGCCGAGCAGGAACGCGGTGGAGTAGACGGAGCTGTTGTCGAGGGCCACGGGCGGTTCTCCAAAAGAGAAGGGCGCCCGAGGCGCCCTGTGTCAGTCTGGATTGTTGCGGGGAGCGGCGTGCGGTCAGGCGACCGCGCCGACGGAGCGGATGAAGATGTCCCGGCCGGCGATGCGGAAGGCGTCGTCCAGCGTCTGGATCGACCAGGAGGCGTCGATCGGCATGACCTCGCCCGCGAACTCGCCGGTCTCGTAGCCCTTCACCCGGACGTCGGCCGCGCTGGCGTCGACGTCGAAGGTCAGGACGTGGGTCGGGACCTGGGAGCCGTCCGAGGCGGTCTTGACGCTCGGGATGTACTTGTCGGTCGCGGTGACGCGCCCGAGCGGGGTGCCGCGCTTCAGGGGCACGCCGGGGGCATTGGCGCCCGAGGCGATCACGAGCGAGCGCGTGGCGCGCGGGAAGTCGCCGGCGTAGAGCGCGGTCGGGTGGAAGTTCGAGAAGACGGTCATCGAGGCGGATCCTCTGGTGGGCCGCCATCAGGCCGGCCGTGACGGGTTGGGCGGCGCGCGGTCACCCGCGCGCCCGGCAGGATCAGTTCTTCTTCGGATCGGGCTTGCCGCTGAGGCGACGGAAGAAGGCCGCGCCCTCCTCGACCTCGCGCTGGAAGGCGGCCTTCGAGCCGGAGCGGGCGACGTCGCGGCCGACCTCCTCGGTACCGGTACCGGCCAGCGTCTCGTGGCCGCGGGCCTCCTGCTTCTTCAGCATCCGCTCGAGCACGATCTCACCGAAGCGCTTGACCGACGTACCCTGGTCGAGGTGCTTGCGCCCGAGCTTGGGCAGGCCAGCGCGCTCGGCCATCTCGGTGATGCGGGCGGAGCGGACGCGCTCGGCCTTCACCGCGGCCTCGGCGGCCCGCTTGGCGGCGGCGCCGGCGGCGCGCTCGTCGTCCTTCTTGGACCCGTCCGCGTCGTCGTCGCCGTCACGATCCTCGTCGTCCTCGGCGTCGTCATCGTCGCCGTCGCGCTGGTCGTCAGCATCCGCGTCGTCGTCCTTCTTGCCCTCGTCGCCGTCGCGCGCCTCGTCCTCGTCCTCGTCGCGGTCGGCCTCGTCCTCATCCTCGTCCTCCTCCGCATCGCGCTTGGCGCGCTCGGCGGCGGCGCGGCGGGCCTCGGCCTGGCGCTTCTTCTCGGCCTCGATCTCGGCCGCGGACTTGGCCGTGCGGTTATTCTTCGGGGCGGACTTGGCGGGGGACTTGCCGGTGCGATTGGCCATGGTGGTCTCCTGGGCGGCCGTGGACTGCGTCCTGGAGGCCGTGCTGCGGGTCACGATCAGGCAGGAGGAGCGGGCCAGCGCCTCGCCCTCGCTGCCTTCTGCGGATCGGATCTGAGAGCCGGCGTCGGCCGGCACGGGGACGGCGCTGATCTCCAGCGGCTCCCAATCGACGACGTCGTGGCGGGCGACGCTGCCGTCGTCGGCCTCGGTCTTGACCACCTTGTGCAGCCAGTACCCGACCGAGATGTTGCGGATCACGCCCTCGCGGATCTTCTGCACGGTGTCGGCGACGCCGGGAGCGGCCGAGAGCAGGATCGTCGCGATGCCGCGCCCGTCCTCGATCTTGGCGGTGCCGGGCACCACTGCGCCGATGACGTTGTCCAGGCAGTGGGTCGCGTGGGTGTCGACGAAGGCCGCGCCCGCGTTCAGGCGATCGAGCCGGACTGCGCCCGGCTCCATCGAGAGCACCTCGTCGTACTCCTCGCCGTCCCACCACGAGTAGCGGCGTACGCTCGACCCGGTGCTCCAGACGATCTCGACCGTGTTGGCCTTGGCGTCGAAGCTCTCAGGCCGAACGCTTGCGTCCCGGTGCACGGGCGGCAGACGCACCACGTTGTCGTCGCTTGAGCCGGACGAGCGCCGCCCGGTTCGGGCGGGAGAGCTCCGGCTCGTCCCCGGGGCTGATCTCCCGATCCGGTTGCTGGAGGCCGGCGACGTTCGTGACGCGCGGGTCGGAGTCGAGGACAATGCCGAGGTCATCGCACTTGGTGTTCCAGTCGTTGATCTCGTCGAGCACGTCGTCCGGGTTGCGCCCGGTCTCCGACACCACGTCCTGGTAGGAGCGGATGCCGGTACGCATCGCGAGCTGGGCTGCCTGGGCGTCCGCCATCGGGTCGACCCACTCGAATTTCGGGGGCGCCCACTGCACGGGGATCACGGGCTCGTCGATCACGCCCGCGAGGAACGCGATCTCGCACCACCACTCCCAGACCGGCTGGAGGGCCAGCTGGATCAGGATGTGCCACTGGATGGTGCGCAGCAGGCGGCGGAACTCGACGAGGCCGCCGCGCATGGAGCTGAAATTGACCTTCGAGAGGTCGTTGGAGACCAGCTCGTAGGGCACGCGGTAGCCGGCCGCGATCGTCTGCAACTGGCTGACCTTGTATTCGCCGTAGCCGCCGACCGCGTTCGGGGCGTTGAACTTGATGTCCTTGCCGCCGCGCAGGCGGGCGATCATGCCCGGCTCGAACTTCTCGTAGACCGAGCCGTCGGCCGCCAGGACCTGGGGCGCGATCGACTCGTCCTCGGCGTCCTCGGCGTCGACGACGAAGCCGGCGATGCAGGCCTCGGTCCGCTTGCGGGTGATCTCCGCGAGCTCGTAATCGGCGAGCAGCTGCAGGTTCTCGATCGCCGGCGTGCCCCAGGGGACGCCGCGCGTCTGGGTCCGCTGCAGCTCGTAGACGTGGAGGACCTCGTCGGCCGGCACCGGCGCCGAGACGGTCGGCTCGCCGGTGTTGATCCAGAGGTTGCCCGGGTGCTGCGGGTAGAGCCAATAGGCCGCCCGCTTGCGGGTCTTGATGTCGACCTCGACGCCCTGGATCGCGATCGTCCCGGGCGTCAGCATCCCGTTGCGGGCCGGGTCGAGGAAGTCGGCCTCGAGGAGCTGGAGCTCCAACGGGACGTCGCCGGTGCCGATCTTCTTGCGCAGGCGCTTGCGGACCAGGACCTCGCCGCCCTCGATCATCTCGCGGCAGAGCAGCGTCTGCAGGCCGTAGAAGTCGAGCTGGCCGGCCGCGTCGCATCGGAACGACCAGCGCTCGAAGGCCTCGCGGATCCGCTTGTCCTTCGCCTTGTTGCCGGTGACTGGCCGAGGGACGATGCCCTCGCCGACGATGTTCGACACGAGCGACGCGACCGCCTTGGCCGCGTACGGGTTGTTCCGGACGAGGTAGCGGGAGCGGTCGCGCAGCGTGCGCGCGCTCCCGAAGATCTCGGTGTCCGCCGAGGCGAACCGCGTCAGCCACGGCTCACGCAGGCGCGTCGAGGCGGCGGCATCGTAGCTGCGGGCCATCTTGCCCGGGATGCCGCGCTCGGGGCGCGGCGCGGGCCCGGGGGCCGCCTTCCTGAGGGCGGCCATGCTAGTACCCGCCGTAGCCCGACCCGCGGGTCCGGTACCCGTTCGAGAAGCCCGCCACGCCGGCGACGGCGCGGCCCTGGCCGTTGGCCTTGGCCTGCTGGCGCTTTAGGTAGGCGATGACCTGGATCATCTCCTTGAAGGAGCGATACGAGGCAGACTTCCCCTCGTAGCTGACGCTCATCACGCCCTGCGCGAGCGCGGCCTCCATCGCCACGATCTGCGCCGTGTGGTCTACAGCCATGACGAGCGCCTGATCCGGGGTGTGGCCGCGGCGGGTGCCGGCGGCGGTGGTGGCGGTGCGGGCCGCGGCGCCGGAGCCGGAGCTGCGGGAGCCGCCGTAGCAGTCGCGACGATCGGAGGCGCCTCGTCGGGCTCCTCCACGGCCACGGCCGTGTCGGGGGGCTCGGTCGCGCTGGGCATCTTGCCCAGCGCCACGTAGCGGCGGGACACGCTCTGGAGCCCGCACATCGCGACGTAGGCGTAGACGAAGCACACGCCGGCCTCGCGCGGGACCTTCGGCTTGTCCCACTCGGTGAAGCCCTGCCGCCGCACGACGAGCTTCTCGCGGGTCAGCTGCTCGAAGTACTCGGCGTCGATCGGCCGGGAGCCGCGCGCCGGCACCACCGGAAAGTGGACGTAGCGCGGCCCGGGATCGATCAACGGCAGGGAGCCGTAGGCGAAGTCGCGGGCGGCATTGCCGCCGATCATGTACCAAGACGAGCCGAGCTTCGTGGACGCGAGCCGCGGCCAGACCTTGGAGCGGGCGCCCCGCGCCTCGGACTTGCCCTTGATCGCCCAAACCTTGCGCTTCCGGCGCTCGGTGCAGAAGGCGTAGGTTTCCGCCGTGTGGTGGCCGCCGGAGTCGATGGCGGCCGCGGTCACGCGCAACTCGGTGCCGTCGGCCTTGCGGAAGGTCCGCTTCAGCAGGGCGTCCAGGGACTGCCAGACGCCCGGTTCGGCCGGATCGCCCATCAGGACGAAGTGGCCGATCAGGGCGCTCTCCAGGCCCGGACCCCAGCCCCAGATGGCGCCCTCGATGCGGGCGTTGGCGCCGGACTGGACGTCGCCGCCCAGCGTTAGGGTGGTGACGAAGTCCGGGACCTCGGCACCGTATTCCTCACAGCGCTCCAAGAACGCCGTCGGCTTGATCTCCTGGCCGTAGGTCTGCCGGTACGGCCGGCCGAGGCGCAGGTTCACGAACGGCTGGACGAGGTTCGAGGGATCGTCCTGGGCCTCCAGCCACTCCTGCACGATCACCGGCCACGCGGCGTTCGCGTTGAGCGACATGCCGGTCCAGAGATGGAAGCCAGCGTGCCCGGGCACCTTCGGCGTCGCGGTCGCCCGCCAGTCGCCGTGGGCGTCCATCCAGGCCTTACTGCCCTCGTCGATGATGCAGCCGCAGGTGCCCTGGTACCAGACGGACTTGAGCGAGCGGTCTTCGTTCAGATCCCACTTCAGGCCGTGGGGCGTGTCCTTTCCGCCCCAGTCGAGGTACTGCCAGCCGTCGAGCCGGCCGGCGACCTGCGAGCATTGCGGGCAGGGCACGAAGTAGCGCCGCTGGTCCGAGGCCATCCAGAGCTTCCAGACCCGGCTCGTCTCCTCGAGGAGCGGCGTCGAGCCTCGGACCTGCTTGCGGTTGTAGAAGGTCTCGCCGCGGGTCCAGAACAGCTTGAGCTTGTCGCCCTGCGTCTTGGCGCCCGGCGTCCAGCCGTCGCCATCGATCTCGTCGGCGAACAGGAACCGGGCGGAGTAGCGCCGGAACGCATCGTCCGAGGCCGCGCCGACGACGCGCACGAGGGCGCCGTTCGACAGCTGGTAGAAGGTCGCCGAGTCCTGCTTCTCGCCCTTCCGGACGGGCCGCACCATCTTCGCGAGCACCGGCGTCTCGCGCAGCATCGGCGCGATTTCGGTGGCGCCGAACTCCTCCGCGTCATCCTCGACCGGCTGCGCGACCGCGCAGAGCGTCGGGTCCTGATGGAGGTGGTAGCCGATCGCCAGCGTGGCGAGCCGGGTGTAGCCGACGCGGGCCGCCTTCAGGACGGTGACCAGCGGCAGCGTCGGATCACACATCGCGTCCATGAGGCCGCGCTGGTACCCGTAGAGGGTCACCGGCCCGCTCTCGGATCCGGTGCTCTTCGGGATGCGGCCGTGCTCCTCCGCCCATTCCGAGCCGGACATGTGCGGCTTGAAGACGAGGGTCTCGTCGAACAGCCGGTCGAGGTCGGTGCGCGTCGCGTCGCGGCCAGCCGGGTACTCACCCTGCCGGTGGGTTCCGATCCGCTCCGCCAGCGTCATGGTCGGGGTCGCGTCCTGCAAACCACCGCTGCGCGATCTCCTCGCGAGCGGCCGTGAAGGCTCGGTTCATCTCGGCCTTGGCCATCGCCTCGATCTCGGGGGCGCTGGTCATCGTGGCCGCCCGTCCGGCGACCTTGGAGGCCATGTTCGACAGCCCGGTCCGGAGGACCTGGCAGAAGGTCGCCATGTCGGCGACGACGTCGTGCCGGGACACGACCGCCTTCAGCGCCTCGTCGGCGTCGATCTCGGCGACGATCGCGTTGGCCACCGCGCGCCGGCAGTCCGCGTCCTCACGCCGGGCCTTGCTGCTGTCTTTGCCGCCTTCGTCGCCGGTGCTCATCGCCACGTTCTCGACGGCGCGCTGGATCTTCCAGTCGATCACGGCGGCCGTGTCGAACTGCCACTCGACGCCGTTGCTGCCGCGCTCGACGTAGGGGCAGCCCTTCTCGATCCAGTTCGTGACCGTGTTGACGCTGACGCCGAAGATCCCGGCGAGGTCGGCGCGGTTGACGAGCCGGCCGTCGATGGAGCCGGACATCAACAACAACCCCTGTTCTCAAAATTTCTTAGAGGGTGAACCGATGGGGTCCGAATTCCCCTCACCGGCACCCCCCTCCCGGAAGGACCCTGGATTTGGCCAGGGAGGGGGGGGGAGGCACCCCCTTCGGCCCTCCGGCCCGCCCTCGGGCGCCCGGATGGCCCTCCCGTAGCCTGCGCGGGCCGCTGGCGGGCGCCGCCCGGTCAGCCCTTCCGGCGCACGTCGTTGACGACGAAGCGCTCCCAGGCCGCCCGGAAGTGCTTCCGGTACGCGGTCGGCACCACGGCGCCGGCCTTCTCGTAGTAGGGGAAGCGCTTGGAGTAGCTGACGCCCTTCACGAACAGGAAGATGGGCACCGCCCACTTCTCCTTCTGAAGGTAGATGCCGTCCGGCGCCTTCCCGTGGTTGCGGAAGACGATGTACTCGACGTTTCGCCCGGCGTTGCGGCGCTTCGAGCGAGCCGTGGTGTTCTGGTACCGGTCCGACTGGGCCCCGAGCGCCGAGAGCATGCGGGTGATGAAGGCGCCCGACACGTTGCCGTTGCCGTCCCGCGGGCAGCGCGTGCTGGGCACCGCGAACTCGCCCGCGAGCATCAGGCCCCTGCGGATCAGCAGGACCTCGAACCGTTTGTGGCGGCGCGAGCCGCCGGCGACCTGAGGCCCGAGGAACTTCCAGGCCGGGATCGACCCGCTGCCTTCCTTGAAGCCGAGCTCCGCCTGAAGGCGTTGCTTCGTGGCCGGCCGGACCATCAGGCTGTTGAGCGTGAACCTCGACGGCTGATCGAACACGGACCGCATGGTCTCGCGCTCGGCCTCCCGTGCGTCCTTCATCGCGTTGGTCAGTGCGACCGCGGCGACGAACGGCACCTGCCGGGCAGCTCGGCCAACGGCCTCGGCCTTGAGGCCGAACTCGCTGGCGTCGAGCTTCAGCATGGGATCAGCGCCCGACCGTGACGGTCTTCAGCTCGCCCGAGACCGGATCGAGGATCGTCAGCGTCTGGGCGGCCATGACGGCGCCTCAACGGATCACGGCGTGCGTGACGTTCGCGAGATCCGGCTCCGGAAGCCGCATCTGCTCCTCGACCCAGCTGACGGCGTCCGACAGGCGCGTGAAGGCGGCGACGAGCTCGCGCTCGAAGCCGCGATGCTCCATCCCAGTGTCCCGCACCGCGTAGCCGCCATGAGGGAGGCTCTCGATGTTGAGGGAGCGCGGGCGGATCCGCAGGCTCGTGTGCTTATCGGCCATGCCGAGATCTCCCAGGGTCAGCAGCTTTGCATCGGCTGCGGCACGTCGCGGCTCTGCTGGACGAGGCGCGTGGCCGGCCGCTCGATCGACAGCTCGGCGGCGTTGTCGAGGACCAGGACGGTGACGTCCCGGACGCCGGCGGCCGCACACATGCGGATCAGGTCGTCCTGCCAGCGCGCGGCGGTCGCCGGCTGCAGCTTCTGCGAGGTGCGCAGCACCAGGATGTCGCCGTGCCGGACCTCGAGGCGGTCCAGCTGGCGGTCGATCTCTTCGGCCATGGGTCTCACGCGACTATGGCCTCGTGATCGCCCTCGGCGAGCACATGGTTCTCTTCCCCGCTCCAGCGGAACAGGTACTCGACGAGGCCTCGATATTTCGGGTTGTCGGCGATGTAGCCGACGCGGGCTTGGTGCCAGCGACCGCCGCTCGGGCCCGGGATGCCTTCGGCGTTGAGGGCGGCGGCGATCTCGGCCTGCGTCCGCTTGCGCCGGCGTTCCTGGAAGATCCGCCGGACGATGCGCGCCTGCTCGGGCACGATCGCGAGGCCGCCTTCCGGCGTGCGCCGGTAGCCGTAGGGGACGCGCCCTCCGGCGTAGCCGCCCTTGCTCGCCTTCGTCTGGCGGCCGCCGGCGGTGCGATCGCGGATCGCGAAACGCTCGCCCTCGGCCATTCCGGCGAGGATGGCGAACAAGGTGCGGCCCATGGGGGTCGCGGTGTCGATAGGCTCGGTCACCGAGCGGATCATGACGTCGTACTGCTCGGCCAGATCCGACACCGTGGTCACGGCGTACCGGATCTCGCGGGCCAAGCGGTCGAACTTGTAGACCAGCAGCACCGTGAAGGCGCCGGCCGCGGCCAGCTCCAGCACACGGCCGAAGCCGGGCCGGTCCGCCGGGCGGGTGGCACCCGACACGCCGGGATCTCGGGCGACCTCGACGAGCTGATAGCCCTGGCTCTCGGCGAAGGCGCGGACCGCTTTGTCCTGCGTCTCCAGCCCGTGGCCGGTGGCCGCCTGCTCTTCTGTCGACACCCGCACGTAGGCGACTGCCTTGGTGGCGATCGCGGCGCGGGCGTCGCTCTGGACTTTAGTCCTGGCCTTCAGGCGGCCGACGCGGCGACTGCCCGAAACCATCGCAAGTCCATGTTTTTGCTAGCGTATTTCGACTAGATCGGCCGATCTCAACGCATACTCTTGAGTATGCGTTTTTCGGGTCGTTTGGCCTGCGGTTTGGACCGGCCAAACCCAGATCCAATCAGGCGGTGAACGCCCGGGCGAAGCCCAATGCGAAGCGGCGGTACCAGGCGCGGAGCATCATCGGTCCCGCAGGATCCGGCCCCACTCGTCGAGCAGGGCCATCGGCAGCTGGTAGCTCGCCTCGACGGCGATCGTCGCCGCGGCCGCGTAGATCGCGACCAGCGACCACAGGTCGAGGTGGGGGCGTGGCTCAGAGCGCATCGTCACCCACCAAGTCCTCGACGATCGCCTCGCGGTCCGCGTCGGAGTCGGCAAGCCGATGCGCGTGGATCTCGGTGGCGCCGTCGGCCGCGGCGAGCTCGACGGCCTCGGCCATCGTGCCGCGCCAGCCGACGCCGACGATGCGGGCCAGCCCGTCGGGGCCGCGGCGCACGCCGATCAGGACTGCGCCGGGGGCTTCGACGTCCAAGCGGGCCTGGGCCAGCGTGTAGACCGCCACAACGTAACGGCAGCCCGACTGGCCGCGCCACGCGGACAGCGCGATCTTCGGGGAGGCCTTGCCCTTCAGCGGGACCTCGCGGATCGGTTCGCGCGCCATGCGGTTGCCCCGGGCCTTGTTGAGCTCGGCGCCCCAGGCGACGCGGCGGTTGGAACTCATGGGTGGGAGCCGCACACCACCTTGGTGTAGCGGCCATCGCCGAGCAGCTGCTCGCGGGCGACGCTCGTCTGGCCCGTCATCAGGCAGGCGAAGACGGAGGACGTCTTCACGGTGATGACGTCGAGCGCAGTGTCGCGCGTGCAGTCAGGCTGCGCGGTCGAGGCGGCGCAGACCAGGATTAGGGCGAAGACCGTGTTCATGCCGAGGGCATCCCGTCGACGGGCAGGCAGCGGGCGGTGATCCGCGCGCCGGCCGGCAGAAGCTTCGTGAGGTCGGCGAACTCGGCGATGCGCGTCGCGCGCGCCATGCAGGTGTACTTGCTCTCGGCGCGCTCGCGGCCGAGCATGACCCGGCAGGCCTTCGTGCAGGCCTGGACCTCGATGCGCCAACCGACAGTCTCGGCGTGCCCAGCGGCCATGGCTCCAAGCAGGATCGCGACCGCCAGCGCCATCTCCAGGATGAGGAGCGCCAGCAGGCCCCGGATCGTCATCACCGGTTGCCCTTCGTCGGCATCAGAGCGGCGCACAGCAGGATCACCAGCGCGATCGCCAAAACCTGCGCGGTCATCGGCGAGAGGCAGACCGGCAGCATGAAGGGCGCGATGTGCTCCGGCGCGGAAACGTCGAGGATGAGGCCGTCCATGTCAGGGGGCCTCGCCGACGGACAGCGCGCGACCGGCGTGTACCGGTCGACCGATGCACAGCGCCGGCGCAGGATCGCGCCAGGAACGCACCTTCAGCGGCTCGGCGTGGCGCAGGCCGAACAGCACGGCAATGCGCGCCAGAAGGCTCACAGCCGGAAGCCTTGCAGGAAGGCGCGCCGGACCTGCACGCAGTCGGCGGCGTTGCGGCACTCCTCGCTGATGACGGCGGCGATCCGCTCGTGCATCGCGCTGGGGGCCTTGGACGCGTAGGCGTCGAACGCGTCGGCTGCGGCCCGTAGGCTCGCCGAGGATGAGCCGACGACCGGAGCGAGCTGCTCCACGGCCTGGTCGACGAGGTCGGAGGCGCTGAGGTTCACGTCAGACCACCACGATCACGAGATAGCCCACCCGGGCGTAGTCCCCCGAGGCGTGGGCTCGCAGGCGCTCCGCGCGGCGGCGGAGGCTCGGCGTGCAGGCCGAGCAGGCGAGCACGGCATCGCACATCGCGACCGTGGCTAGGCGCTGACGCAGCGTCATCGGGGCTCTCAACGAAAAAGCCCCGCGCGAGGGCGGGGCGTGGGTCGGTGGATCGGACCGTGCGTCAGGCGCGGGCGGCGCGGGCAGCCTTGGTGCGCTCGCGATGGCGCAGGACCGCCGCCGGCACCGGTGGGCGGGGCCGCCGTTCCGGGCCGGCCGTGCCGCCGGCCTCGTGGCCGGGCCAGCTACCGGTCAGGTCCCGGTAGAACCGTCTCGCGTGGTCGCGGATCTCGTCGCGGTCGGCGACGTAGTCCTCCGGCGTGTGCCGGTGGCCCGGCGCGCGCAGACGGTCCGCCAGGAGGCAGAGGCCGTGGAGGCGCTCGACGATGTCGCGTTCGGTCACGGCCGCGGATCCGTCATCGGGCGACCCTATCAAGGAATGGTCCGCTGTGTCAGCGAATTGGGTAGGTGCGGGCCGGGGCTACAGCTTCAACCACCGTCCTGAGGACGGCTGCGGGTCTTTCGGGCGTCCTGGCTGGCCGGCTTACTGAGATGCCTTTTTCACGCGCTCATGCGCGCCGCACCATTCGTGAAAGGGGGCCGGCACTCTCACCCGCCGGCAAGGCGCCCCCATTTACGGCGGGGGAAGCGCGGCCGGATATTCGCCGTCGGCGCGGCGGCCCTTCCGGGCATCGTTGAGGGTGAGACGTCGGCCATCACACCCGCGGGGCTGAAACGTGGAGCTCTGAGGCTCACGCGAGGTCCGCGATGATGTGCGCCTCGGTTCTGTCCTCTCGGCCGCCCGTGACGTGCGGCCATATCCCGTGTTTCAGGGATCGCGGGGCATGAACAAAACGTGCGGCAAGCTTGTCCGGGGGTACGAAGCGATACCCGAACCCGGCTTTGTGGGGCCGCTATAGGTCAGACTGTCAGGGTCAGAGCGGGCGAAACCGTCCGCATCAGAGGTCGGTCGCCACGGTGAGATCAGCGCTTCATGGCTGGCCTCCCCGAAACGGCGACGGCCCCGCGCGGGGGTTCCGCCGGGGCCGTCTTAAACTTCTGCGCTGTCCATATGCGTCAAGCGACAAACCGCAGTCAAGAGGCCCGTCGCCAGCCAGCTCTTAGGCGAGAGGTGCGGAGTAGTTCATCACCTCACCGGGCTTCAGCTTGCCGGCTTTCTGCTGCTCCTGGACCCAGGCCGAATTCGGCAGCTCGCCTGTCAGTTCGACCGTGTGCCCTGGCTGCGCGAAGCCGTGGAACAGGTCCCTGGCGGCGGCTTCGCTGTCCGCGTTTGCGATCATCCGGGTCGTCTCCGACATTTGGTCGTGATCGGCTGGCGGTGAGGTTTGGGAGGCGATGAACATCGGCATCCCGGGAACATGGCGTGCCGTCCTCCCAATACCAAGGCTCTACGTGACAGCTGGGCTTGAGAACGATCCGGATCAAGACGCCCCGCCGGCTGCGGCTTGCAGCGCCGGAGCCGCCTTCGGCTTGCGCGGGCTGCTCTTGCGGCGATGCGCCAGGAGGTAGTCCACGACCTGGTCGACGCGCTGCTCGCGCAAGCGCTTGCGGCTCGACGGGTTGTCGAGGATCCGCTTCGGCTTCGCCGCGTCTGTCTCCCCCGCCCAGGGGCGCTGCGCGGCCGCCGGCGGCAGCACGGCGATCGACGTGAGCTTGCCGGAGAGTTCGTGTGCCAGAAGGTCGAGCCCGGCCCACCAGGCCGCATACTCGGCTCGCTCGATCAGGATCGACCTCGGATCGTCCCACTCGATCACGCAGTAGGCGCCGCGCGGATACCGATCCTTCCCCTCGGCGCCGACACGCTCCTCGACGATGTGCGGGCGCAGCCGCCCTTCGGCATCGGCCTTCATCGTGGTGCGCTGGATCATCACCACCGGCCGGCCGCGCTTCTCGTCGACCAAGGCCGCCGGCTCCGGAGATGCTGCGAAGGTCGGACGCGCCCCGAGCCGGGCTCGGATCCGCACGACCTCGACGAGCTGATGCATCGCCCGCGCCATCGGGCCCTGCTGATCCTGGCCGGCCGGGAGATCCGGGGCGAGCCCGAGGTCGCCGTCGAAGCGGTGCTCGGCGAAGCGGGAGAGCCCCAGGACGGCGGCCTCGACGATCAGCGCGTCCGGGTGCGGCTCGCCCATCGCGGCCGGGAAGCCGGGCTCGCGGGTGAAGTTCTCGATCCGGCCGCCGTGCTGGGCCATGGCGAACATCGGGCAGACCGAGGGGAACTCGCGCATCCGGAAGGAGCCGTCGTCCTCGCGCCGCTTCGGCAGCTCGTCCACGAACGCCCAGCGCAGCACGTCCTCGATGTCCATGACGCGCTTGTTCGGCGTCTCCGGACGGCGCGTGCCGATCGGCGCAGCGTGGACGCGGCTCTGGCGGATGCCGGCGACGTGGCGGCCGGGTGAGGAGCGCCGAGCCGGCGCGAAGGCGTGGGTGGTGCTCTGCGACTGCGACGGTGCCGGCACGGCGGATCCCCAATGCTGTGCCGGTTCGAAACGAAGCAGCAACCCGCCTGTGGTCCAGCGTCCGTTTCCGCATCGTCAAGAGGAAACTTGACCGCTGCGGCATTTTCGATGCAGCGCGGCCGAACATAGATCAACGTCGGCCATCGACGCGGTTCTTCTCGTCCGCGATCTTCTGGCAAGCGCGGATCCGCTTGCGGTCGAACTTGCTGCGATACCATCCCCGAGCGGAGCAGTAGTCAGAGATCGAGCCGCCAACCTCACCCTCGGTGGCGATCGCCCGCGCCCAGAGCAGCAGGACCTTCCGTTCCTCCGACCGATCACCCAGCACCGTGCCGGTGAAGGCCAGGATGTCGAAGGTTGCGCTCGGCTGGTTCTGCATCGCGCTGCGAAGCGTGTTGCCGCGTGGCGCGTAGATCGGCGTGTACGGCATCGCCCGGAAAGCGGCCTTCAGCCAGCCCTCGACGTCGGTGCAGGTGAACGGCTCACGAGGGGGATCTGGACCTTCCGGGCGGGCGAGCATCGAACACGGTGGCGCGGCCCAAAGCGCCGCTTGATGTTCCTAGCATGTTCTTGGCGGCGTGGCCGTTATTTCAGAACTTCAGGAGGTCGCGTTCTCTCGGCTCCGCCTTACGCCCCTGTCGCTTCTCTCTCAGGCAAGGCTCCCAACGAGAGAAGCCCGCGCACGGCTAACCCGGCTCTTCACGGTTCCGGTCTCGCAGCCCATCACCTCGGCGGCCGCCTCATACGTCAGGCCCTGTGCGCCCACCAGCAGCAAGGCCTCACGCTGCGCCGCCGGCAGCTTGGCGATGTGCGCCCAAACGGCGCGCAATTCCGAGGTGTGCTCCTGCGAAGCGGGAGAGATGAGCTCGGCGGCCGCAGCGCCGTCCGCGTCCTCCACCTCCCGCTTCCGCTTGCGGTACTCGGTGTAGAAGTGATTGCGCAGGATGGTGCAGAGCCATGCAGTGAGGTTCGTGCCGGGCACGAACAGATCCTGCTTGGCCCACGCCTTGAGTACCGTCTCCTGTACCAGATCATCGACGCGATGGGCGTCCGGAATGATCGATATTGCAAAGAGACGGAGCTTGGGAAGCGCGTCGATCAGGCCGAGACGGAAGACGTCTGCGCTGTCGCGATCCCGAGCAGACAAGACTTGGTCCAGCTGCGCGATGAGGTCGAGAAGGCGCTGTGGCATCCCTGGCTTTATCGACGCGGCGAAGGCAGCCCGGAGCCGAAGACCCAAGTGGTTTCGCACGGTAGGGGGCAGGCCACCGACGGGGGAACCATCCGCCTGATCCACGGTATTGGGACCGGGTCCATCGACTGCCGGGAAGTCCGTCACGACACGTCCTCTCGCAGGGCATCACCTTGTGGCACTCGCGGCCGCACACGTCTGGGTTCGCTCCGGTGAACCGCCGCGTCGAGCAATTCTGAATGCGATATGCCAAGAAATCTGACTACCGAGTGAACACTTCGTCGCGGCGTCGGGGATGGATCGTATCTCGATGTGTCCGCGTTCCGGACAAGCTACTTGGTCAAGCGGTTCGGCGTATGAGAAGAGTTGTAAGGTACAGCGTCATCGACTGCCCGGATGGGCGATTTGCGGTGCTAGCTGTGTCGCCCAACGGGTCTGTTCACCGGCGTGGGCCGCTGCTTACACTCGCGGAGGCCGAAGCCTGTATCGAAGAGCTGCGCGCCCTGATGGTGCTTGTCGGAACGCCTCTGGTGCGCCATGCGGCGGGAGCCCGTGCCTGAGCCGCTGAGAGCCGGTTGAGCGCGACTATGCGTTCGTCACATCGGCCGCCGATCACCCAACCGGCCGGTGACACCACGAGATCTCAGACACGAAGTCGGCGGCTGACAACACCTCAGTCCCACCGGTCAATCTGGTAGCAGGCCGTTCCGGTCGCGTCCGCCACGCGGATGCGGTGCCGACTGTCCCCGCGCCCGACGACGAGGCCGTTGGCGTCGGACGCCTCTCGGCCTTCAATCTGTCGCGTCCGGCTGTAGGCCTCCACCACCGCCCGGATGCCGTGCAGGTCCGACCGCAGCGTTTCTGGGAACAGGCATAGCCCCGGCTCGCGCTGATCGCGAGCACCCCTGAGCACGAGGAGCGCGTTCTTGCCCTGGTGCGGGTGGGCGTCCTCGTCCTTCCACATCGACGGCTGCAGCACAGCAGCGACGACGTCGACCCAGGCCCCGCGCGGGAGGCCCCACTCCTCGGGCGAGGAGCCGCCGTGGTAGACGTACCAGGAGACGGGATTGCGGGCTTCCGCCCTGTCCCATTGGAGGATCGGCGGCGCTTGGGGGTGCAGCGCCGTGACGAGCCCACAGAGGTTCATGTTCGGCTCGGTGAAGACCGCCATGCGCAGCGCCGCCGGCAGCACCGTGCGGGCGAACTTCACCCACGTGATCGCCTGGGTTGGCATGTCGAGGGCCGGCGACGGCGCCGTGCTCTTCGCCGCGAGATGGCCGAACACGCCGCCGCGCTCGGCGGCCTTCGGCTCCGGCGTCGACCGCCACAGCGTCGGGATCTCGGCCAGCTGCGCGTAGCGGCGGTGCAGGGCAGGCTCCAGGCCGAGCTCCGCCACCAGCTTCTCGGCCTGCGCGATCGTACCGGCCTTCGGCGCCGCCTGCGGGCGCTGGTAGAGGAGCGGGTGCATCTTGGCGTCGAAGCGCCGCTTCACGTCGCCGAAGGGCATCCCGGCGGCGATGTCTTCCAGCAGCGTGCCCACCATGGCTCCGCGTGGCGTGCAGAAGCCCGGCGGCGCGGCCGCGACCGTGCGCCAGATCAGATTGTCCCGGAGTGGCCCGCGCGGGGCCGCCGGGCCCTTCAGGCGGCCGATCGCGTCGTGCAGATCGAGCAGGAAGGTCGCCGGCCCGATCACCTTCTCGGCGCGGTAGAGCGCCTCGGCCTTCAGGAGCGTGAGCGCGCGGGCGACGGTGTCCCGGTCGAACTCATCGAGCGCGCGCGCGAGCGTGCGGAAATCCTCGCGGCGGGCCGCCATCGCCTGCCGGGCGGTGAGCGTCCCAGGCATGTAACGGGTTCCGGCCTCGGGCCGCACCGCGAAGTGCGTCCAGCCGCCGGCCTCGGGCGTGCCCCAGACCGCCTCGCTCGCCAGGAAGGGAGCGGAGATCGGCGCTGCCCGTACGGCCCGGGCCATCGCCGCCACGGCCGCGCGATACGGCTCCGGGGCGCTCTCCGTGTCCCACAGCGCGGGGGCGACGGCGCCGCGCGCGTCGATCACTGCGAGGCTACCGAAGCGCTTGAGGAACGTCCGACAGCAGGAGCAGGTGTGATACTGGCGCTGGTCCGGCGGCAGGTGCTCCAGGTAGACCGCGAAGAGGTCGCCGGCGTCGGTGGCGAACACGCGGCGCGGGTCCGCGGCGACGAGTGCGTCGTAGCGTGCCTGCATCGTCTGGACGAGGACATCGAAGGTGTCGGACCCCGATCCGGACCCCGCGCTCACGGTCTGCATGATCCCTCCTACCGTTGGCCGCCTGCTCGTGCCTACTTGCCTACGTTCATCATCGGCATCGTGCCCCCCGGCACCATCGTGGTCGGCAGCTTACCGTCCCATCGCTCGGCTTGAGTGAGCGCCACGAGGCCGGGGTTCGAGCCGAGCGCCTCGGCCCGCGCCCGGATGGCGCTGGCCTCTGCGTCGCCCCGAAGCTTGGTCGCGTCGGCCTCGGCCTGCGCGCGCTGGCGGATCGCATTGGCCTCGGCGCCGGCCTTCGTGCCGACGATCTCGGCCTGAACCTTTTCCCGGAGCGCGTTCTGCTTGAGGCGGTCGACTTCGACAGAGGCCTGCATGCGCTGCTCGATCGAGCGCATGTACTCTGGCGAAAACTGAATGTCCTCGATCTGCACGGCCTCGATCACGATCGGCGCGTTCATGCCGCCGATCGCCTCGTGAATGGCCGCCGCCATCTTGGCGTTCAGCTGGACCCGCTCCTGCACGGCCGTGACCGCGTCGAATTGGCCGAACACGTTCTTGGACTGCTCCAGCACCTTCGGCTCGACGACGCGGTCCTCCAGGTTCGCCGTCGAGGTGAACCGGCTGTAGACTTCCGACACCCGGTCGGTCGGCACGTGGTAGAGTACGGACAGCTTCATCACCGCCGGCTGCTGGTCGCGGGAATAAGCTTCCATCTTGTCGAACTCGACCCGGTGGGACTCGACACTGATCGACACGGCCGACTGCACGAACGGCAGCTTCCAGTGCAGGCCCGGGTCGGCCTCTCCCACCACGGCGCCGTTGGTCAATAGCACCACTCGCTCGCGCTGATCGACCGTGTAGAACGAGCCGCCGACGACGGAGAGAGCGACGAGGCCTGCGACGCCGATGAGGCCGAGCCTGACGTAATTCAACCCGCCAGCCCCATGCCGCCGCGGTTCGTGCCCATCACGCTGCTGTTCAGGTTGTAAGCTCTTGGCCATCGGGGTCCCATCGCTACCGTAGAACTTTGTCGCGTCCCCGGATGTATAGCGGGTTGGCGAGAGAGCGTCGGCGATCGCCCCCGCTCTGTGAAATCGGTCTTTCCCGTATATATAACTTTAAGTGGCGCCACCAGAAAGCAATGCTGCGATGAGAACGAAAACAGTCGTATTGGAATTGTATCAACCCATGTCTGCTGTGCCAACGCAACGCAATCTCAATCTACAAATGTGACTAGACGCTGCCTTACGGCGGCGCTTGTTACATGGGCTGTGGGGAAGGGCATCATTTGATTGATTTGATTTCCAACGGTAGTGCATAGGCGGGACAATTCCCGCGGTGGTTGTGGGCTGATCTTACATATCAGGTGAAATGATTGTGGGGTGCGACTATATTACCGCACATAACACATAATTAACGATAAATTTTCAGTTCGCGCATACTAATTGGGCGTAATATGCTAGCATGATCGACCCCGTTGTTTTGCTGCTCCAACAACAAGAGCCAAGCTTCGTGCTGGCCGCGGCGACGATTTGTGCTCTCAGTGCTTGGCTGCTCTCCTGCCTCATCTATCGAGCGGAGACCGCCGCACCGAACACAAAGCGGTGGTGGATGCTCGGGACGGGCATCGTCGCTGGCATCGGGGTCTGGACCACGCACTTTGTCGCGATGCTGGGGTACCGGATCGACCTCGCCCTGAACTATGATCTGGGAGCGACTATTCTCTCGGGTCTTGCCGCAATCCTAGTGGTAGGCGTGCCGGTCGCCTTGTCGACCGTATGGATGCAAACTTGGCAGCGTCTGATCAGCGGGGCGGCGGCAGGTGGCGGCATCGGCTTGATGCACATCACCGGCATGGCCGCCCTAGAGGGCTGCGGTCAGACAACTTCGTTTGGCTTCGATGCTGCTGCCTGTGTAATTGGCAGCATCTGTATGGCGGCAGCTAGGACCCTGCCCCAACGAACCAGTCATCCGCTCGCAATTACCTTGCTCGTCGTTGTCGCTGTCTGCGGCACACATTTCGTGTCGATCGCCGGCACCGTCTTAACGGGTGATCACGTCGATCAGCATGGGCCAGGACTGCAGGCCGCCCTGAGCGTGCTGGTGGCTGGCGGCGCTGGGTTCCTTCTGATTGGTGCATTCCTCGCATTGATGGCGGCCAAACGCTTCGAAAGCCAGGAGGCCGCCCACGGTAAGGTTTTGGCGACCGCCCTACACAACATGTCTAATGGCATTCTAAAGATATCGGGCGCTGAGATTGTCGAGCTGTACAATGAGCGCCTGTGCGCCATGCTCAACCTCCCCCGTGACGCGCTGGCTCGAGGGATGACCCTGAGCTTTTACTTGGAAGCCACTGGCCGAGCGAATGGCTGGGATGACGCTCGGGTCGCCCGCGTGCTGGCCAACCACCGCCAATGGATGACAAGGACCGAGCAGACACGCGTCGAGCATACCTTCGATGACGGCCGGATCATCTCAGTGACTTGCCAGCCCGTGGCGGACGGCGCAGTCCTTACGTTTGACGACGTGACGCAGGCCCGCTTGGCTCAGCAAGAGATCTCGCAGCTAGCCTACCGAGATCCGCTGACTGGACTACCGAACCGCCGTTCACTGATCGAGCGACTGGCAGAAAAGCGGGAAGCCAAAATTCCGTTCACGCTGCTGCTCATCGACCTCGACCGGTTCAAAATCGTCAACGATACGTTCGGTCACGGCATCGGTGACCGCCTTCTCGTCAGTGTGGCTGATCGGCTAAACGATCTGATGAACGAGACTGGTTTTGTCGCGCGCCTCGGCGGCGACGAGATGGCCGTCATCGTCCGCGGGAATAGCGAAGTCGCGATAGAACTCGCCGAGCGGATCGTCGACGGGCTCGAAGAACCTTACGTCTTCGACGAGCTGACCGTCGTTATCGGGTGCAGCATCGGCGTGTGCGGCACCGAGGACCAATCTGATCTCGACGACCTCATGCAACGTGCCGACATCGCTTTGTACGAAGCCAAACGTCATGGGCGCGGACGGGCCGTCCGCTACACGCCGGGCATGATCGAGGCCGTGGCGGAGCGGCATCTTCTGGAGAACGATATTCGCGTGGCAATTGCCGAACGCCAGTTTCATCTCGTCTATCAACCAATCATGGCGCTTGGAGATGATGGCATCGTCGGCTTCGAAGCGTTAATCCGCTGGCAGCATCCCAGCCGAGGGCTGGTTTCCCCAGCGACGTTCATCCCCTTGGCTGAAGAGACTGGCTTGATCGTGCCGATCGGGCGGTGGGTGCTGGAAGAAGCATGTCGGCAAGCCGCCTTGTGGACGACTTCGCAGCATGTTGCGGTCAACATCTCAGCTGTGCAATTTCGGTCGCCGATGCTCCTGGCCGACATAACTTCGGCCCTGGCTCGGAGTGGCTTGCCACCCCATAAGCTCGAAATCGAGCTGACAGAGACGGCCTTGGTCGAGGATGGTCGACAGATCGCGCACACGTTGTCCGCCTTGCGTCAGCTCGGCATCAAGATAGCGATGGACGACTTCGGCACCGGATATTCCTCCCTCGCCCATCTGCGCGATCTCCCGCTCGATCGGATCAAGATCGACCGCAGCTTCGTGGCGACAGCGCTGAACGATAAGCACTCAATGGCGGTGATGAGGGCGATCACGCAAATGGGTCGCGATATGGACATTCCCACCCTCGCCGAAGGTGTCGAGGATGTGGAACAGTTGGCGCTGCTCCGCTCGCTCGGTTGCGATGCGGTTCAAGGCTACTTAATTGGCCGGCCGGAAAGGTCGCCTGCCGAACTTTTCGCTTCGGCAGGGAGGGATGCTGCCTAATCAAACAGGCGTGATCGCTCATTTCTAGTTATTATTGGCCTGTTCCAGACTACTGCGCCACCTCCTTCTTTGCCTGCGCGCCGGGCACGCCCAGCCCGATCGCCTTCGCGAGCGCCGAGCGTTGCGCGGCGTAGCCGGCAGCGACCATCGGATAGTCGTCGGGCAAGCCGAAGCGTGCGCGGTAGTCCTTCGGGGTCAGGCCGTGTGAGGTGAGATGCCTCTTCAGCGTCTTGTACGGCTTACCGTCGATGAAGCTGATCAGCGTGTCGTTCCGGATCGATTTGCGGATCTCGGTGGCCGTCAGATGGAAGCCCTCGGGCTTGGCCGCCACCGCTGTCGGAGCCGGCTTCTGGAGCGCGATGAGGCCGTCGCGGACCGTGCGCATCAGGCCGGGCAGCGCATCGGCGGATACGGCCTGCCGGCTGACGTAGGCCGCCACGATGCCGGCGGTGAGGCTGAGGATGTCGTTGGGCGAATCGGACACGGTGCTCTCCTGGTCTGAGGGTCGATCGCCCGGACCGGGCGGATGCGGGACGGCGGTTACGGTCAGGCCGCGGCGGTGGCGCCGGGCGGCAGCGCGCTCTCGAAGCGCCAGCCTTCCTGGCCGCCGATCTGGATGGGGGTCATCATCGGCTTGCCGAGGCGCCGGTAGTGCGCGGCCCAGGCCTCCCACTCGGGCGAGCCGTCGCGCACGAAGACGCGGGTGGGGGGCGGGGCCCCGTTGCCCGTGAGCTTGGGCGGGGCGGCGAAATCCGTCTGGCGCAACCACGTCTGCAACGCGAAGACGTAGCCGGGCTTGCGCTGGACGTGGGCGGCGTAGGCTCGAGCGGCAGCGATCGCCGCGATCTGTTCGGATTCGGGCATGGCCTCGAACAGGGCGCGGGCATCTCGGGCCCGGCTGCGGACGAGGCCGTCCGGATAGGCCGCCACGAGCTGCTCGAATCGCGCGGCCGCCGGACCTAGCTGGCCGGCGGCGGCCGGCTCACCTTCCCGCCGAGCCTTCTGGTCGGCTTCCGCTGCGGTGATGGCGCTCGATTCTGGCTCGGCCGTGCCGCTGTCGCCCTCATTCCCTTCCCGATTCTGGGAGGCGTTCGTCCCCCCGTCCTCGGGGGGATTGGGGGGTCTGGAGTTCCCTAAGGGAGTCCCAAGGGATTCTGTCCCCTCACCGGTGAGGGGACCTAGCCCGCAAAATGAGGGGACCTGACCCTCAATTTGAGGTCCCCTCATTCCCGATCGTGCGTCGCGGCAGGTACCCTCATTTTGAGGGGACCTGATTTGAGCTTCACTGGAGCGCTTCCGGGCCGGCCGCGCCCGCTTCTGCCGGAGGCCTTCCTCGACCTGCTCGGCGTCGAAGTTGAGGTAGATGTGCCGCTTGGCGCCGCCGTTCGGGCCCCACGTCTTCGTCTCGCGCCGCAGGTAGCCCTGTTGCTCCAGGGCCGTGAGGTTGCGCTCGACGGTCGCCTCGGAGGCGAGCGTCTTGGCCGCGAGGTAGCGGTTCGAGGGCCAAGCGTAGCCCTCCTCGTCTCGGTAGTGGCTCGCGATGATCCGCAGTAGGTGGAGCTGGCCGCCCGTGCGCGGCTTCTGGGCGTCGGCCCAGGCTTCGGCGAGGAAGCTCATGATCCAGCTCCCCAGCGTTCGAGGATGCGGCATCCAGTTCGTGTGATCGGCATGGTGGGCTGCCTTCTTCGGGCACAGCTTCAGCGTCCGGCCGCGAAGCCTGTCCGGCTCCGGGCACGCGAAAACCCGTCGCCGAAATCGCTGGTCGCGAACGGCGGTCGGGTCGGCGGGGCGGTGTGAGACGCTCGCAACGCGGGCCGAGCCGAAGGCCTCCGCCGAAAAGGACGGCGTCTGGAGGCGGCAGCTCAGGACCTGCGGAAGGCCGGATCTCGTCCGGACCGGGCGGCATCAGTCGGGCACGAGGCGGGGACCTGACGCAGGGCGCGCGAGGATCTGATGTCCTGGCGCGGGGGACCGCGGGGCAAGGGCCAGAGCTGCGGGTTCATGGCTGGGCGGCTCCGCGCGTCAGACGGTCGGCAGGACCGTGGGCGCCGGCACGACCAGGTCGGGGCCGGACGTCACGGTCGGTGCGGCGGCCGCCTCGGTGGCGATCCCGGCAGCAGGCGCGGGCGTGTCGGCCGCGCCGGCGCCGATGCGCGGCGTACCGCCCGGGCCTTGGTCGGGGCCGATCAGGTCGAGCCGCCGGAGCGTGTCGAGCTGACGGACCCCTGCGAGCGCCAGGCAGTCGAGGATGCCGAGATTGTTGATCCGGACCGCGCGCGAGGTCGGCGACGGATCCGCCTCGAGGGCATCGTTCTTGATGCGCAGATCTTCGGCGATCTCGACCAGCAGCTCCTCGAGCTTTCGGCCGGTCGGGTTGCCGGTCGACATCAGCACCTTGGTGGTGGGCGTGCTCATCACTGACCTCGGGAGGGTTGCCGCGCGTGCGCGGTTGGGCGGCCTGCAAGGGCCGGGAGCGGATTCAGAGTCCGAGTCTGGCGGGAGTCGGGGCCGCTCCGCGGCCTGCTCCCGGGCGCCACGCTAGGCGTCCGGTCCGGGCGATGCCGGCGGCATCGGCGGCGGTTCGCTCGCGGCGGCCAGGCGCGCGGATTCGCGCGTCAGCAGCTCGGCGTAGAGCCGGCGGCGCATCGGGGCGCCGAACGAGCGGAAGGCCGCGATCTCCGGCGGGTAGACCAGCGCCACCGCCGCGATCGCGCGGGCCTCGACTGTGAGCTGCGCCTCGACGGCGGCCGGTTTGGCGTCGAGGCGCGCGAAGACATCTGCCAGCTCGCGCGACAGCTCGTGATCGAGTGGGTGGGCACGTTCGATGGCCGCCTCGATGCCTTGGAGGCCCGGACCAGTTACGAGTGCCCTCGCGCGAGCCAACGCCGCTGTCACCCGATCCCGATCTTCGGCTCGGACGCTCAACGAGAGCATTCGAGCACGACCCAGCACCGACGCCGGCTGCACGCTGGCAGCCGCGGCGATCGGTGCGGCGGCGAACAGGCCCAAAAGGCCGCGGCGGTGCGGATTCGTGCTCATCGTCCGAGCGCCCACAGCAAGGCGAGCAGGAGGCCGGCCACCGCGAAGCGGGAGGCGTGCAGCGCCGCGAGCTGCGGGACGAAGCCTCCGCGCCGCGTGCGCCGATGCAGCGCTTCGGATTCGAGGGCGGCGATCGCCATGAGGAGCGTGGCGGCCGTCATTCGGCGGCCTCCCGCACGGCGTCGCGCGCTTCGTAGAGGTTCACGAAGTCCGGCCGCGGCTGGCGCTGGAAGGCCTCGCCGTACGGCGGGAAGCTGCACGCGCGGACAAGGTCGTAGAATCCATCCGGCTTCGCGCTGTTCTCCCCAACGGGCCAGTCGTGATCAGTCCGCATCGAGCGGGCCGCCGCGCGCGTGCGCATCTCGCCGCGCACAGCGAAGATCACGTGCTCCGTCGTGTTCCGGAAGTAGCGGCCGAGGCCGAGATCCGGCTTCGTCCAGGTCAGCAGCGTCTTGTGCTTGAACCCGTAGGCTTCGAGCAGGCCGAAGGCGACCTGGAGGGTGTTGTTCGTCGCCCAGAGGTAGAGGTGGGCATTGTCCTCGGCCCAGGCCTCGACCGGGACGGCGGCGATCTCCGCGAGCGTCATCGTCGCGTAATCGTGCCCGGCGGCCTCGGAGATGTTGTCCTCCTGCCAGGGCGGATCGAGGACGAGGGTGCGGAAGCGGCCGTCGACTGGCGCGAGGTCCAGAATCCGGATCTCGTCGCGCATGCGCAGCAGCTTCGTGTGCGGGCCGTCGACCTTGCCCTTGGCGTCCATCTCGGCGAGCAGCGGCCCGAACCTGTCCGGATCGGCTGCGGCCGCCTCGCACACGTCCATGATCTTCCGGAGCTGCCGGCCGGAGATGTCGAACCGTCGCCCGATGGCGTCGAGGGTCAGCGAAGGTCGTGAAACTTTCACGAGCTTGAGGCCGCCCTTGCCGCCCGCCGCCATGCGCTCGCGGGCCGCATCCTGCTCCTTGGCGAGGAGGGAGCGGGCCATCGTGTCGATCTCGCTGGGCACAAAACGCAACAGGCCGCGCATCAAGCTTCCCTGGAGGGCGGGCGGAGTACGAGTGGAGCTGGCGCGCGGGGTTGCGCGCCCGGCCGTCATGCCGGCGCGAATCCGGAGAACAGGTCGGCCGCGGCGACTGCTGGTGCGGCCGCGGCGATCGCCGGCAGTTCGGGCGCGACGGTCGGGGCCGCGCAGCCGGGCTCCCACGGGAAGCGCAGGACCGGCGGGACGCAGGTGTGCGCGTAGTGGACGTCGCCCGGGAAGCCGCGGGAGGCCGCACGGCGGCAGCCACACGCGCAGCGTGGCAAGTCTGGAATCGGGGAGCGGCTACCGAGGCCGGTGAGCGGGGACGCCACGATTCAGGCTCCGGGCGGGGGATGAAGGTCGGTGTGCTGGCCGCGGGACCAGAGGCGCCACAGCCACTCGCGCGGGCGCCAGATGCTCTCGGGCATCGACGGATCGGCGAGGTTCGCTAGGACGCCGAAGAACTCGGGCAGCCACAGCGACCAGCTCTGCAGTCGGCGAAGTCCGGCAGCGAGGTACGCGCGCAAGATCTCGAGGTAGCCGCCCAGTCTCATCGGCGGCCTCCATCGATCTGCTGGCGGAGCCGGGCGATCTCGCGCTCGACGCGCTCGCGCTCCTCCTGGCGCGCTGCCGCAATCAGCGCCGGGGGAGGATGGTCCAGGATCACGCACAGCACCTCGGATCCGTATGCGCCGACGAGTTGGGACAGGGATTCGAGGCTCGGCGCGGATCCGCGGTCGAGCCAGCGCGCGATGGTGGCCGGATAGATCCCGGTATCGGCGGCCACGTTGTCCGCCGTCTTGGTGGGGTGCTTGCGCCGAAGAAACGCCGAGAGGCGTTCCGCAACAACTGTTCGTTCTTCACCCACACCTGTCGTGTCATCCACCACAGCTGTGGTGGAGTTTCTGGGCGACTGTTTCATCGGCCTCCTCGATGATCTGGTCATCGAGGGTGATCGGCCGATGGGTCCGGTCGGGAAGAGCGAGGCGGTCATCGATCGTCCCTCGCGAGGAGGTCAACGCAACGATGATCAGAAGCACGCGCCAGGGCTGGCAGGCTGGAAGGCGCGTGGAGGTGAGCAGGGGCGGTTCGCATCACGCGGCCGCCCTTCTGCTGTTCAACGATCGGGTGGCGGTTTCACTCTCGAAACCGCCAAAGGTCACGCCCAAGAGTTTTTCGGTTGCAGATGCGTGGAGCCCAGACGAGCCCACGCACCCCCCTGTCTGTTCAGGACGTTTGACAGACACTTCGGACGCCCCATCGGGCGAATTACTGCCCGGCATGATGCCGGGACCGGGGGCCGAGGTCAGGCCGTCGCCATCGCCCGTCGCCCCCGACACGACCTTCTCAACGGACTGGCTCGGTACGGCCGTCGCCGTATCCACACCGTCGCCCTGGTCGCCTCGGGCCGCTCTGTCCGCGCCATCGCGCGTAGCTCTGTCGTCTCCCAAAAGGCGCCGGAGCCCGCAGGCCCCGGCGGAGTCTAGGGAGGAAACGCCCACGAAGGGGCATGCCCGGCCGGCGCTTGCCCAAGCACCGGTCGAACCTCGGACGGCCGCGAGCGGCCGGATCTGTGCGGCTACCGGATCAACAGGAGCCAGAGGCAGAGCGCAGCCGCGGCGGCGATCGCCAGGACGGCCCGCGCGGCCTCGTAGAACACCGTCGAGCGCGGGCGCCCCTCCGCAACCGCCCTGTCCGCGCGGCGCATCGCCGGCAGCGCCCCCAGCACCAGAAGCACGGCCAAGAGGAAGGCAGCGATACGCAACAGCACGGGAGGCGGCGCCTTGGGCTTGAGCGCGAGGGACGAACACAGATGCGTGGGCGGGGGCCGGCTGTCGAGGGCGCATCAGGCGACTTCCTCGGGTGAAGAGGGGACCCAGATGCCGTGTGGGATCCCGGCCGCACCGAAGAACCGGCAGGCCTGCACGATCTCGGCGAAGTTCGCCTGCCGCAGATCGCCAAGCAGAACAGCACGCAGGCCGCCGGGTGTGATGGCATACACACCGACCTCGCCGCCGGCCGCACCGATGTCGACGCCGGCGACCAGCAGCTCCGGTCGTGCAGCGGCTGCGATCGCAGCCGGAGCGGCGACTGGGGCGAGCCCGAGGAAGGCGAGGACGCTGCGGCGGGAGGGCATCCTAACGCCCTCTGCGGTCAAGGCGCCCGTAGGCGGCCAGAAGCTGCTGCGCCAGCCACAGGAGCTGATCGCGCCGGAGCCCGACCTTCAGCTCGGGGCCGCCCCCAACCACTGCCGCGCAGAGCGTGATGGTGCCGGCATCTTCGTCGGTGTCGAGGCTCAGTCGGTCTGCGCAGACGTCCCGGTCGTTGGCCCGGGCGGCACGCGTCTTCTCCGCAAACTCCAGCTCCGCCAGCTGCGCCTCGGCATTCGCCCGGCGGGCAAGCGCCGCCTCATGGGAGTCGCGAGCAGAGTTCGGCTCGCTGCCTTGCAGGCAGCTTGCGAGATCGCCGCCCATGCTACCACCCAGGAACAGGCGCCACTCCTCGCGCTGCGCATCCTGGATCAGGACTTCCGCGCATCCGAGGCGGTTTCGCTCCACCGTGAAGCCGTGGACCGCGATCAGGCGATCGGGCGCTTGGGAAACGGGGGCAGTCTCACCGGGGAGCACCGTCACATCGGCGCCCTGCCCATGACGGCGGACCGTGACGGTGGCGCCGTGCGGGATGGCGACATCCTTCGGCTCGGGACCGTACTCGCTCTCGTCGACGATGCGCAGGGTGGCGGCCATTCACACGTTCTCCGGAGCGAGTGCGGCGGGGATCGGCTCCGCGCCGTAGGGCAGCAGGCCGGAGCGGACCGTCGTGCCACCGGGCCCGAAGGCGACCGCGTCCGAGCGGGTGGGCAGCGGCACGCCCATGGCCTGGCCGAGGTCGAGGGTCAGTCGCTCGGCGGTCGGGATCGCCTCGCCGGGCTTCGCCAGGACCTTCCGCCAGAGCGTGATGAGGAAGCCGGCCCCGCGCACGAGCTGCTCGGCGTCGAGGGGCGAGCGGGCGAACGCGCTGGCCTCGACGTTGATGTCGACGCCCTCGTCCCGGATCTTGGCGACCTGGTCGTTCAGGTCCTGGAGCTGGTGCAGGACGCCGGAGGCCACGACGGTGACCACCGCACCCATGACCAGGATCACCGCGGCAAGGCCGCCGGCGGCGTAGAGGATGGCGTCGGCCAGCTCGCCGATCGCGGCTGTGAGGGCGGGATCGGTCGCCATCTATGCGCCCTCCCGCTCGCCAGTAACGTCGCTGACCAGCGCGAGGCGGGTCGTGCGGCCACGAAGCTTTCGGGCCTCGGCGAGATCAGCCGCCTGGATGAGATCGGCGGCGATCTGGCGGGCGACCTGAGGCTCGAGCTCGACGATCCGACTGCCGCCGAGCTGACGGTCCTGGACTACGACCAGGACCGCACGCGTGGGCTGGACCGGCAGAGCGACGGCGAGCGTGGCGCTCATGCCGCCGCTCCCTCGGCGGGGGCAGCGACTCGCTTGGCTTTACGCGCGTCGGATTGCGCCGCCCAATCGGTGAGGCCGACACGCCCCCCGGTCGCACGCTCGATCCGCACGATCGTCGAAGCGTCCGGCTCGCGCTCCCCGTACTTCCACTTCTTCACGGCATACGGACCGCACTCGCCGAGGCGTTCGGCGAACGCCTCGTCGTCGAGTCCTTCCTCTCGCATGTAGTCGAGCAACCGCATGGCCCAGACGATTCCCCAAATCGGGGATCTACGTCAAGTGGAGTCTGTCCCAACATGGGGAGCGACGCGCGAACGGCGTTCAGCGATTGTCCCCGCTATGGGGAAAACGGTTCGCCCGCGGAACAACCTGAAGCGTCTGCGCGAGGCGTCTGGCATGACGCAGGAGCAGGCTGCGGCCGCTTTTGGCATGTCCAAGGGCGGCTACATCAAGATTGAGGACGGCGATCGAGGGCTCAAAGCCGAGCGGATCGCCAAGGCCGCCGAAATTTTCAAAGTGCAGCCTTCAGAGATCAGCGACGTTCTCGCTGACATCACCTCTGCGGCCACGCCGAAATTCGAGGATGTGCTGCTGGAGCGCGCGCGAGCCGCAACCGCAGAGAGGGACGAGGACCTTCTTTCGGTGGTTGGCGAGGTTGCGGCCGGGCGCTGGATCGAGATTGACGATTTTGTGGACGAGCCTGCGTTCGATCCCGTTCCCGTTCGCTCAGATCCGCGCTGGCCGTCGGAGCACCAGTACGGTTTGGTCGTGCGGGGTGAGTCGATCAACCGCTTCGCTGCCGATGGCGACGTGCTCGTCTGCATCTCCGCTATTCCGACCCGCTATCGGCCGAAGGACGGCGATCTCGTCATCGTCGAACTGCGCCGGAACGCTGGCCTGCTGCGACAGCGCACGGCCAAGCGCTACCTGCGAACGGACACACACGTCGAGTTGTGGCCCGACTCGGATCATGAGCGCTGGCAGAAGCCGATCATCATCCCGAAGGCCCTGACGCCACTGGAATTCTTCCTGGAGGAAGAAGGCGGAGGGATCGAAGCTGAGATCGTCGCTTTCGTCGCCAGTGCGGTGCGGCAGGTGCAGCGGTGGAGGCGGCCGTGACCCGCTTTGCCGCAGTCCCGCTCGTCGCACTGATCGCGACGAGCGCGATAGTGCCTGTCTCTGCCAAGGATGGGCATGGCCTCAGGCTGGACAGTCCTGGCCTGATCGACGCCGTTGCGACCATCCTCTACCCATATCAGGCGCAGGAAACGTTTACGCGGGTCGACGACGACACGGTGCTCGTCGAGATGCCCGGCAGCTTCATCCTTCAGCTTCAGCGAATGGAAGGCCGCGATTGTTCCTTCCAGTCGAGAAGGCTCAACGATAGCAATTCGGTCGTTCAACAATACAATTTCTCGCAGTTGACGGGTGAGTATCGAAGCTCGACCCCTCGCTACAACCTGACGCCAAGCCTCCTCTTCGAGGGAGAGGCCGCTTGGTGCATGAAGGACAATGCCGGCCTTCGGTGCTGGAACGCCATCGAAACCCCCGTCGGCGGTATCAACGAGACGCGGAAGGTGCTTCGCGCCATGGCGTTCATCCAGCAGAATTTCTGCCAGCCGGCCAAGCCGAAGCGCCCCTTCTGATCGCGGCAAGAGAGGTTAAAACGGCAGCTGGTCTGCCAGTCCAGGCGGGACCTTGCCGAAGATCGCTAGCGTAATCGGATCTGAACCGTCGTCGTATTCCGGATCGACAACCGTTCGTGTGAAAGCAGCTGCGCCGATAGCGCGCCCGCTCCTTACTTTTTCCTCTGCGGTCTTGCAGGCGTCAGAGGCGTCGTCGCATTCGATGTAGCGTCCCTGGGCGAGCTTGCCTTTCAGCAGGACGAACAGCTGCACGCCGTAGGCAACGATTGGCTTTAGGGGCATGGACGCTCCTCAACTCTGCGTTGGGCTCATCCGACAGCCGCGCGTGGAACAAATCAAGAACGAAAATCCCCGTTCTCCCCAACCTGTGGATAGCTGTTGAAAAGCTCTCGTCGGTAAATTCCCCATAACGGGGTTGACGAAGTTCCCCGTTTTGGGGAGGATGGCCCATCGCACTCCGCGATGGAGTCGGCTCATGCCAGCCCGCCGCCGCACCAATTTCCCGACAGACGTCCGCAAGGCAGCCCTCGCGCGTGCCCAGGGTCAGTGCGAGGGGGCGCTCCCGACCGGCCTCCGCTGTGAGGCGGTCCTTCAGGCCAGCCAGTACGTCTTCGACCACGTCGTCACGGACTTTCACGGCGGCCGGGCAGATCTCTCGAACTGCCAGGTGCTCTGCAAAGACTGCGATAGGGCGAAGACTGCGGCCGATCAGACGGCCATCGCTGACACCCGCCGCGCCTACGACGCCCACCGTCGCCTGCGGGCGCCCCGCAAGCCGATGGCCGGCGGCCGCTACGACCGGGTGAGCAAGGGCCTCGACGGCCTGACCCGCGACCGGGACACCGGCGCCGTCCGCTCCCGCCTCAGCTCGATCGACGTGAGGGACCTCTGATGGCGGCCGAGCTCTCCCGCACGCCCTGGCATCAGGACAGCGCCCGCCCCGAGATGGTGTTCGACGCCGACGGCCGCCTCGTGGTCGACTGCGATCACCACGGTCTGCATTCGCGCGAGCGTGCCGAGGCCCACGGGGCGCTCTTCTCTGCCGCGCCTGAGCTGCTCGTCCAGCTCAAGGGCATGCTCGGCCTCGCTGAGTTCCTCATCAACGCGGTCGACGTCGACACGGACCGGACGAAGGTCGTGCTTCGCATGAACGGCGAGGCGGTCGCCGAGGTCCCGATCGCCGTCATCCTCGAGCACACCAAAGCTGCCGTCGCGAAGGCGGAGGGCCGCTGACATGGCCGCTCGCGCCCGCCGCCAGACCGCGCCCGAGCCGGCACCCGTCGCCCCGGCGCAACCGGACTTCGGCACGTACCGGCTGGAGCAGCTCGGCTCCTGCCAGTGCCGCTTCCCGTGCTCGTCGCGGGGCTCGGATCATCGCTTCTGCGGGAAGCCGGCCGTCCAGCATCACCCGAAGCGCCCGGCCGTCTGGTGTGCCGACCATCGGCAGGTCGTCTTCGAGGCCTGGCGCCCGGGCGGCCAGGTCCTGCGTCGCGCGGGGAGGGCCTGACATGGCTCGCCTGCGCCCCACGCTCACGACCGGGCCCAGCCCAACGCTCCGTCAGGCCCGCGTGGCCGCCTTCAACGCCGCCTATCCGGTCGGCGCGCCGATCCTGGTGTGGGTCGGCCAGTTCCGGGACGGCCAGCCGGTCGCGACCGAGGTCGAGGCGCCCGCGCGCTGCGCCGGCAAGACGGGCCCGATGGTGCTGGTCCGCGACCACGGCTGGATCGCCCTGACCCACGTCTTCCACCGCGCTGATCCGGCCGAGCAGCGCGAGCTGTTCCTCGACGCCCGACGGATCGAGATCGAGAGCGCCGAGCTGCGGGTCACGCCGGCGATCGCCGAAGGCCTCCGGTTGGCCGCAGCCGCCCGCGGGATCCGCGCCGGCGAGCTCGCCCGCCGCATCGTCGAGACCGTGGTGCGTGAGGGCCTCGTCGACGCCGTCCTGCAGGACGGCGCGCAGACCGCCGCGCGCCGCCGTGAAACCCGGTCGGAGGCCGCCTGACATGCCCCACGCCAAGGATCATCCGCTCGCCGGCCGCCGCGTGGTGCTCGACGAGAGCACCGGGGAGACGGTCTATGTCGTCGACTGGCTCGACCGTCTGCCGGGGAACGGCACGCTGCTCCGCCCGAGCCATCCGGTCGCCCGCGCCTTCCGGAGCCGCCTCGCCGCGCTCGACCTGCACGAGTCCGGCGCCGTCCTCGCCCGCACCACCGCCGGCCTCACGCTCGTCCACCACGCCGAGCTGCCCGCCTACGACCCCGTGCCCGTGGGAGTGATCTCGTGAGCCGTCACCTGCTCCTCGACCGGCCGGACCGGCACGTCGTGCTCGGGTTCGACCACCCGCTCCAGTCCTTCTTCGGGCAGGTGTTCCGCGGGCCAGCTTCCCGTCCGTCCGGCAACGCCTGCGGCGGCTGGCCCACGCGCTCCGGGCTCGGAGGCCGCCGCCCTGTCGCCAGCTCAGCGCAGAAGGCGAACGATCTGTCTGAGCTCAGCGAGTGGGCCAAGGCGCAGATCCCGGATGAGTTCGCGACCGAGCCGCAGGCGGCCTACTACCTCGGCCTCCTGATCGGTCTCCTCTCGCTCGAGTGCAACAGCGGTGAGGATGCGCCCGAGGTGCCGCTTCCCGATTGCCTGAAGGGAGCGCGCCCGTGAGCAACGCCGCCCATCTGCTCCCGGCCCGCTTGCGCGAAGCCGCCGCCGCGATCGCCAACAATCGAGCTGCCCGTGGCCACGGCGCGCCTGCCATCGCCAACGTCCTCGACATCCTCCCGACCAAGCTCTTCGACGAGGTGGTGGAGGATGCTCGGGCGGCGCTTGATGCGGCCGCGGCGGCTGTGCCCGACCTGACCGAGCGCCCCACCGATCGCAGCAAGCTCCGGATCAACTGCGCGGCCGCCGTTGGCCTCGATCTGGATGCGCAGGCGGTGGTGCTCATCGACGTCGCCCGCGACGGCACGGTCACCACCAGCACCTACGCGCGACTGCCCGGCACGCCCGCCACGGCGATCGCCGACTGGGCCAACGGCCTGGAGCGTCACGCGCTCTCCGTCGTCCCCTTCCGCACCGTGTTCGGCTGGGGCCGCAACGGGGCGCCGACACCGCTCACCCCCGAGGAGCGCGCCTCTCTCGGAGCCACCGGTCGCGCCTACGCGGACCGCTACACAGAGGAGCCCGGCCAGTGATCCAGCGTACCCTCATCCCGACCACGATCCCGATGGCGCGCCGGCTCGCCCGCCTCGACCCCATCACCCGCATCAGCCCGGCGCTGGCGGCCGCGGCGCTCAAGTCCGAGTTCCTGGCCGAGGACGTCGAGGCGCACCTCTCCGAGGCGATGGCCTTGGTCCCGACTTACGTCGAGCTGGCGGCCTCCGACCGGCCCTGGATCCAGGCGCTCGGCCACGCCCGCGACGTCGTGGCGATCGCCGTGCTCGCTGCCTTCGGGGCCTATGCCTGGGCGATCCTGTCGTGAGGGCGCCTCCCACGATCGCCGGCGAGTACGCCGACCTCGCCTTCGATGGCGAGCGCCGCACCATGGTGGTGCACGTCGCGGTGCCGTTCGCGGCCTTCGACCACTTCATCAAGGGGTTCGGGCTGCCGCCGCGGCCGTCCGAGCGTGACGATCCTCGCACCAGCCGACCGGTCCTGATGCTCGGCTGCCCCTCCGAGGGCGGCCCGGTCGCTGCCGCGCTCGGGGCGGCCGAGCTGCTGGTCCTCCTGTTCGAACAGGGCGACCTCGGCTTCCGGGTGCAGCCGCAGCTCTACGAGCGCCTCTGCGCCGTCTTCAACGCCGCCGAGGCCCGCTGGCAGACGCCGATCGGTCCGGCCGTCCCTGCGCGTGAGGAGCGGCGGTGATGGCCTACGACCTGATCAAGCAGACCCACCCGCACGCGCCGACCGCCATCGGCGCCCGCGTGGTCGAGCGCCTGTCCGGCCGCCTCGGCACGGTGGCGCATCCCCGCGCCGGGCTGAAGGGCGTCGCGGTGCGCTTCGACGGCCGCTTCGGCGTCGCCGACTGCCCGCCGGACCGGCTGGACTATGCCGCCCCGCCTCCCGCTCCCTCGCCGCTGTGGTGTGCCCGATGACCGCCGCCTCCGCTGACCTGCTCGACCGGATCGCATCCGCCCTCGGCGTGCCCGCCGCGAGCTTCCGCGCGCCGATCCCGCAGGCAGCCGCCGACACCGCGCCCGCGGCGCACATCGCCGCGCTCGTGTTCGATCCCGATGGACGGCGCCTCGCCGCCGCGTTCGTCGACCTGCCGCCGCACATCCGGAAGGCGCTCGCCGATACGGCCGAAGTCGCGCGGGCGTGCCATTCCGCTGGTCCGACCCCGGCCTCCGCCGTCGAGCGGAGGTCCTGATGCTCCGCCAGGGGGCCCCCGTTCGCGAGTTCACGGATGCCGCCGCCCTGCAGGCGCACTACCGCGCCTTGCGGGAGCGGACCTGGGCGCTCCGCCCGGTGCGCCCGCGCCAGCAGGATGGCCGCACGCGAGCCCTCGTCGAGGCGCAGCGCGAGCGGGTCCAGCGCGAGGCACAGGAGCTTGAGGCGGCCGCGCTCGCCGCGCAGGCTGAGATGGACGCGCGCGTCTTCCAGGTCCTCGACCCGGAGCAGCTGTCGCGTGAGCCCAAGCGCATCATCACCCGCGTCGCGGAGGCCTTCGGTTTCGCCTACGCGGACATCCTGAGCTTCAGCCAGGTCGCCCCGTTGGTGCGGGCGCGTTGGGCCGCGATCGTCGCGGTCCGCGAAGCCCGGCCGGACCTGTCGTTCGGCCAACTCGGGCGCGCCTTCGACCGCGACCCAACCGGGATCCGCTACGCGCTGCGCAGGGTGGCCATCCTGGGCGTTCCTCAGCCGCCGGTCGCCCGCGAGCCCGAGCGGATCATCGACGCCGTGGCGGCCGCCTTCGGCGTCACCCGCGCCGAGATCCTCGGCCCGGGCAAGGTCGCGCCGCTGATCCGCGCCCGATGGGCGGCAATCGCCGCCGTCCGCGCGGCGCGTCCGGATCTGCCGCTCATCGGCCTCGGCCGCCTGTTCGGCGATCGCGACCACACCACCATCCGCAACGCGCTGCTGCGGATGGCGGCCGAGGGCGTCCCGCAGCCGCCCTTCCAGGGTGGTCGCGCGTGACAGGCCGCTCCGCCCCGCTCGCCCTGGCCATGGGCCTCCTCGTCCTATCGATCGCCATCGCGATCGTGCTGATCCCGTGGCTCGACGAGCAGCTGCGGAAGGCGATCGCGCGGAAGGAAGCGGCGGAGCGAGTGGCCAACGACAACGCCCGGGCCGAGGCCCGCCAGGCTCAGCGGAGCGTCGTATGACCGACCGCCCCCAGTCCGACACCCTCGCCGCCGCGCTCCCCCGCGAGATGGTCCGCGTCACCAAGATCGCTGGTCAGTACCGCCAGGTCGAGATGGGCTTCATCGCCGCTGACCTGCTGGAGGCGGCCGTCGAGCGCGGCCAGAAGGCGATCGAGTCTGGTGACCTCGCTCAGATGATCCGGGCCTACCACGACCTACAGGGGTACGAGCTGTGAGCGAGCACGGCGTACCCCAGCCGCGCGACTTCATCGCGACGCTTCCCCGCCTGCGTCTGACGCCGCGACAGTTCGGACAGCTATCGGAATACAGCTGCAGCTACCCGACCGGCACGCCCCCCGGGAAGATGTGGAAGCGCCTCGACGGTGCGCACGACCATGCGTTCCGTCGCGCCGGCAGCCAGCCGTACTGGATGGTGATGCAGTACGATCCGGCGGCGTCCTCCGACGCCCAGATCGAGGCCATGAAGGCCCGCGGCGAGCCGGTGCCGACGCGGATCAGCATCCTGCGGTTCAAGCCCGTCATCACGCTCCGTGCCGACGCGCGGCCCTCGGCAGCCGAGGTGGCAGCATGACCCGTCGCGCCCCCAAGTTCCCAACGCCGGCCATGCAGGAGCGCGCAGACGCTGCGATCGCTGCCCGCTCCTATGACCAGCGCGTCGTCAAGGTGTTCGACCAGTTCGCGCAGCTCAGCCCCACGTGCGTTTCAATCTTCCTGGGCTTCGCGGAGCACTGCGCGAACCTGTCCAGCCGCGAGCGCCACCACAGTCTTTCGCGCAGACGCATCCGGTCCATTCTCGGCAGAGGACCCCAGCCTGTAGACGATACGGTTCTCAACAGTTTGCAGCAGCTCGCGAGCGGCATCGTCTTCGATGCTCCGCAACGTGCGTGCGAGATCGAGATATGCGCTTCGCATCAAGCCAAAAGCCAAGCGTGCCGCGGCTTCATCCGCGATCGGCGTCATTTCAGTCATGGCGTGTTCCCTACAAAACACGCTCCCCAGAAGGTGGAGTCTATATACTGGCCGAGTAGGATTGTAAATACAGCATTCGACAAGTCTCCGCGGACAGATTTTCGGCCTCTGTGCGGGCGGAAATTTGACATAGGACAATCATCAGGATGCTGCGCAGCTACGCCTATCTTGGGGCACATCGCCGAGGCGGCGCATCCCGGCCGCCGAGGCGGGGCTGGCGGGAAAATCGCGCTACTTACCTGCGCTCACCGTGTCAGGGCCGGCCAGTCTCAAACGAAGTGTGGCGGCAGGATCATGCACTGCGCGTGCACGATCAGACTGAACGCCATGGCCGCTGTCACAACGGCATCCACGAGGCGATTGGTCATCGTAACTGGTTTGGTCATCGAGTGCCCCCTCGATCCGGTAACCGGTGATCGGCCCCGTTGGGTTGGCCTTATGGCCAAGCTCAGTGTCGAGACGATTGCTTCGATTGTTGCTTGGTCGCACCGGGATAGCGACCTGCGACCGGGCGCCGACCCAACGCGACAGCAGTTGTATGCCGAGAAACGCCCGCAGCTTCACCATCACGCTGTTTGCCACCAGCATGCCGTTCATCGAGGCGAAGATCGCCAGGGTGTGCTTCGTCTACGACCAGCGCGGCCGGATGCAGAGCATCCAGACAACCCATGCGAACGCAGCGCCGCCGATTGCGGACGACACGAGGAAGGCGGGTTCGATCCGTGGCGCGGACCAGAATACGACAAGCCCGATCAGGAGCCCCGGCACGGTACCGATCGCTGCTGTTGGCAGCGCGGCGGTGTCGAGCTTCCGGGCGGCCCACCTCGTGATGGGCAGGGTGAGAAGAAGCGATGGACTGATCACGACCGCACCCCAAAACCCGAGAAGGCCGGTCACCACAGGCGCCGTCCAAGCGATCTCTGCTGCACGGCTCCAGCTCGCTCCCGCGAATACGGACAAGCCTTGCTCGCGGAAGTCGGCTACGAACCCGGAGAACATCGTTGCCGCGCAGAAGCAGTAGGCGGCGGCGTAGTGTCCGAGCACGGCGGCCAGCAAAATGCGGCGGTCCGACGCGTACCAGCCGGACCGAAGCAGAAATCGCTCACTCATAGTGGGCTCGCCGTGTTGACTCGGGGTCGTCCGCCGTCAGGCGATTATTATAGCGACCAACAAGTTACTCGGCTGTGCATTGCAAAAGGTCGGCACTCCCGACGGGAGGCGCCCTTGGCTGAGACCTCCAGCGCCGCCAGTCTCGCCGACAGCGCCGAACGCGCGGTTCGCCAGCGGCACGATACCGAGGCCGCGAAGGGGGGATCTATTCAGCGGCATGCCGGAGGTCCGTTTGTGACTTCCGAAGATCTACATCCCCTTCATCGAGTCGATCAGGCCTGGCTCTTCGGCTTCGGGAACCTGGCTGGGAGGGTGGTCGTCGAGCGTCGTCTGTCCGTCGGGTATCCGTTCCTGAGGGCAGCCGTCCTCGGCCAGACGTTTCCTCCTGACGCGCTCGACAAGCGCAGCCTCCTCCGCGGTCAACGTCGCGCCGCCGCTATGATCGCGAGCCATGAGCGCCTCCTGCTGTGTTCCGGCCGGAGCGATGTGAGCGGCGCTCGAGCCCTCCTTTGCGAAGTGGCCAGCGGCATCGCGCGTTCCCAGGATGAGGCGATGCCGTGCGCGATCTCAGGACGAGGTGCGGAACGCAGCGGGCTGCATCAGCGCCCCAACGCCTCGCGCGCCGATCTGGGCCAGGGCCATGAGGACAACCAGCACGGCAACGATCATGAACGCGGCGCCAAGAACATCTCGGACGAGGTCGGCGTGTCGCTCGGCCTTGATGATCCCGTAGCCGCCGAGCGTGAACACGGCGGCCGCCAACAGTGGGACGGTCAGAGAGCCGGGCATAGGCACCTCCCGTCGGAAAACCCAGCGATCGATGGGTCGGTTCTCACGACCGGCGAATGCCTGGACCGGACGGCGGTCGCCGAGTGCGCGATCCGCGTGTGCTTGGTCGCGCCCGGCAACGACGGTCTCCTTGGGCCCGAACCGTCGCAGACCTGGGGCGCGCTGACCAGCGCGAAGGTCACAGCGGTCGCCCCGAAGAACCCCCGGAAGCCGAAGGCCACCCGGTCGGCCCGGGGCCATCGATCTACCCAGCAGCCTCAGGAGGCCCGCCCATGACGTCGCCGTCCATGATCCATGCCGCCCGCCGCGCGCCCGACGCGCTCGATCACGTCATCCGCATGGTGCGGGTGATGCAGGAGCGGACGACCGGGCCCGAGGAGGCTTGCACCATCGTCCACCTATTCCAGGCGGGCTTCACCGAGGCGCAGGTCCACGCCTACCGGGATCCGGCCCGCGCGCTGATGCAGGGCCTGCCGACGGGGCTTCGCCACTGCCCGCCCGGGCGGCTGGCCGCGAAACTCGCCCTCGGTCGTGTCCCCGAGATCCGGGCAGCCTTCGCTCGGCGCCAGGCGGCGGAGCGTCCCACCTGGGCGCCACCGCAGGTCGCGGAGCGCGATGCCGAGGTGGCGGCATGACTGCGGGCCTGTCCACCGCGAGCGACGTCTCCTCGGCCGAGGGCGTGGCCGCTGACGAACTGAAGCAGTTCATTGAGCGCCTGGAGCGCCTGGAGGAGGAGAAGGCCGGCATCATGGGCGACATCAAGGAGGTGTTCGCCGAGCTGAAGGGTCGGGGCTTCGACGCGAAGGCCGTCCGGACGATCCTGCGCATCCGCAAGCAGGACCACAGCGAGCGCCAGGAGCAGGAGGCGATCCTGGAGCTGTACCTCCAAGCGATGGGAATGGCCTGATGGGAACGCTTCGCTCTCTCGTCGACCAAGCCTCCGGCTATGCGGAGATCCTCTTCGATCCTGACGACGCGATGATGCCCCACTTCGTCGCCCAGGAGGCCGGCGGCGCCGTCACGATCGCGGCGCTAGGAATGGGCGGCGCTGATCTCGACCTGATGCGCAAGGCCATGGCGCTCAAGTTCGAGCGTGAGGGCTTCCGGCGTTGGGTGTTCTTCTCCGAAGGCTGGATGGTGGAAACCAACGGCCAGCCGCGCCGAGGCGACCCTCAGGACGATCCGGAGCGCGTCGAGGTGATCCTCTTCGACGCGTTCGACGTGGCCGGAAACCGGCGCCTCCGCGCGCGGCGCCAGATCCTGCGCCCGGATGGTCAGCCAGCGCGCGTCATGCCGCTCGTGATCTCGCACGGGCCGGTTTTCGATTATCCGACGCGTCACTCGCGGGTGAGCGCATGAAGCCCGCTCCGCCGCCGATCGCCCTTGCTGACCTCGACCGCGACGAGCTGCTGCAGCTCCTCCATGATCGACCAGTCTACGGCCTGCGCCCCTCCGACCTCTGGAGCGCCCGCTACGACGTGCTGGAGCGGCGCGCGAAGGTCGCTTTGGAACGCCGTGAGGCCGCCGGCGACGCCTACTATCCGCTCATGCGCGGGCTGGACCCGAGCGCAATGAGCAAGCGAGCCTGGTCCAAGCTCCAGAGCGACCGTGAAGCCGCGCGAAAGGCCTACGAGGGCGCCCAGCGCGCCTACCGCCGCGTCGCCAGCGCACGTGATCGCGCCTTTGATGCGCTGATGGCCAGCTACGATCACCGAAGGGAGCCCGCATGACCGCAATCCGCCTCGTCCCGCCCGACGGCGCCGACTGGACGATCGACGCGGTCCCTACGCCGGACGGCGTCGAGCTCGCGATCGCCTTCACGCTTCAGGACAAGCCGGTGACCGTACGGTTCGTCATGGACCGTCCGGACGCGCGCAAGCTCTCGGACGGCCTACGCGCCGCCGCCGGCGACGGCACCATGCGCACCTTCCCGCACCCGCAAATCCCGGAGGCGTAACGCGTGTCCGAAGATCCCGCGCCCCTCGTGCACGTCTATCTCACCCCCGACCCGCTGTTCGCCGGCGAGATCCTGGAAGTCTGGGGCAAGGTCGTGGGCGATACCGTCCACTATGGCGCGTTCGGCTACTGCCTCACCGGCGAGGGGCACCAGTGGCACCGCCAGCGCTGGGCGGCAGAGAACTACGCGCGCCAACTTCAGGCCGCGAGGCTTGCCCAGCTGCGAGACGAGATTGCCCGGATCGAGGGCTTCCGCTTCGGGAGACCTGGATCGTGACCCGCCAGCCGGAGAGCGAAGACTACGCGGCCGGCTACGCCGACGCCATGCGCGACGCGGCCGCCCATAGCGCCAAGCGCGCGGTCGACCTGCACACGCGCGCCAGCATGCTGACCCGTGAGGCGAAGTCGCTGCTCCGCAGATCCGAGCAGCTGCGGGACGAGGCGGAGGCCTTCCACGACGCCGCGCAGAACGTCTGGGCGCAGTGGGCCGATCGGCGCAACTGGCCGGACATGCTGGCGCGGGTCGCCGATGCGCGGACCGGACAAGCTGCGGAGGCATCCGCGCCGACGCTCACCCTCGGCGATCCGGAGCCGCCGGCGACGCCGGATCTACCCCAGGAGACTGCGATGCGCCGCGCTGCCGGTCGAGCATGGAGGGTCTGACCGTGACCAAGCCCCGCACGAAGCCGGGCCGCCCTGCCCTCACCTTCGACGATCTGCCGCTTTTCGCGGCGGACAAGGATATCGCCGAGGCGGTGGTCGGCCCGGATGAGGAAGACAAGCGCGCGTGGTGCGCCAGCGTCGCGAGCCTGGAGGCCTGCGGCTTCCCTGCCCCGGCGAAGCTCTACGGCAAGCGCTATGTGCCGGCCGTTCGGGCTTTCTATGATCGGCAGTATGGTCCCGTCGGCCGTGCGCCCACCGACTCACCCGGGCAGCAGGAGCCCCGAACGGGATGGACAAGCCCAAGATCAAGGCGCCGGGCCTGAAGTTCCGACCGCGCAGCGGCAGTTGGGCGGCGTACTGGATCCCCTCCCCCGAGGCGGTGAGCCGCGGCTACCCGAGCGGCACGGTCCCGCTGTCCCGGTACCTCGACACGCCGGACCTACTGATCGACCAATGCCAGCGCCTGCAGAACGACATGCTCGCGTGGCTCGACGGACTACGGCGCAATCCCCTCGCCTTCGACGGCACGATCGGCAGCGTCCTTCGGATTTACCAGTGCCATGAGGAGTCGCCGTTCCACGGGCTCAGGCCAGCCTCACGCCGGCCGTACCTGCATTACCTGCGCCGCCTCGAAGCGGAGATCGGCGACGTGCGCGTCGACGCCGTGACGGGCCTCCACGTGAAGCGCTGGCACGCCGCTTGGTCCGAGGCGGGCACCAAGCCGGCGGCGGGGCAGACGCGGGTAGCCGTGCTCAAATCCGCCCTCACCTTCTGCATCGTCGCCGGCCACCGTTCCTGTCGGATGTTGCGCGACGATATTCGCGAATTGCGGCTGCCGGTGCCGCGTCCGCGCAGCATGTACGCCACGGTCGACCAGGTGCGAAGCGCGATCGCGGCCGCTCATGCCATGGCCCGGCCATCGCTGGCGCTGTGCTACGCCGTTCAATTCGAGACTGCGCTTCGCCAGTGGGATGTCGCTGGACAGTGGTACCCGCTCGCGGATCCGACGATCTGCTCCGTGGTCCATGGTCAGAGCAAATGGGCCGGTCTCGAATGGCGCCACATCGGCGATGACCTGGTGCTGCGCTACACGCCATCGAAGACACGAGCGAGCAGCGGCGCCGAGGTGCTGATCGACCTCCGGCTGTGCCCGATGGTGCTCGAGGAGCTGGCGCGCGTACCGGACGAGACGCGTTCCGGGCCGCTGATCGTCAACGAGGTGAGCGGGCTGCCCTACAGGGATCAGCAGTTCCTCTCGGCCTGGAAGCGGGTCCGAACGGCCGCTGGCCTGCCGGCGGAGCTGTGGAGCCGGGATCTGCGTGCCTCGGCGATCACCGAGGGCCGCGGCGGCGGGGCGCTGACGGACGATGCCGCGAAGGTCGCCGGCCACACCAAGTCGCGCACCACGGCAGATGTGTATGATCGGGAGCGCCTGGAGGCGCACCGCCGCTTCGCGACCGCTCGGCTCGGCCGCCGCAGCCCGAAATCAGAGGGCTGA